GCTGTTACAGTGGCAGACAGAATTGTTGCTGATACAGAAAGAATTGCAAAGTTCATGGCATCGCCTAAAGGTCTGTTATGGGTAGTTAAACAAATTGGCCTAGGATTGACCAATCCAAAAGTAGAGACTAGTATAATTTCTCCACTTAGACAGACGAGAATACATACAGGTATTACATCGCTGTTGTCAGTGCCAGGCACTCCTTTAGGCTTGCACTTTACAACACATGGAATTCCTTTTGCAAATGAAGTGGCAAGTTATGGAAATGTTCAGCTAGCTAAACAACTTTATTTTGATGTTGACCCTGTTACATCAAACCGTTTGATAAGTTTGAAAAAAGATTTATTGACTCCAAAAACACCGTTGTCTTCATTGCCTGCTAATGCCTTGCAAGCATTGCATAGTCTAATAAAAATACAGAAAGGGTCTGTAATAACCAGCCTATCAGGATTTGCAGGCCCACAATCTGTATACGGTATAGGATCGACAACGATAAAAAGAACCACAGATACTTTCACAGATTCTGTTCACAACGCTGCACAGTATGGATATGTATACCCGTACTCTATCACAAATCAATACGCGGCATGGCAATCTGGAAAAGCAAAATCCGGTACACATTCAGACGACTTAGCACAAAACAAACCTTATCAAGTTCTCCACTCTGGAATGGTAGAGAAGTTAGGTACGAAAATTACTAACGGGCAAAAAGAACCTGAGAAGTTAAGTCCGAAAATTACTAACGGGCAAAAAGAACCTACATTTAGTAATTACGACGAAAAAACTCCTGGAAACGATAAAGACGCTGATATTAGCTCTTCTGAAAGGCGTAATAAACAATATGCCCCGATTGGAAATGGTATATACCCAGATATTAATTCATATTCTACGCTAGCGTATGGAAAAATACCAAAAAGTAAAGTTGGTAAATCAAGTCCGCCGCCAAACGATTTCAGAGATTTAATAGACAGTGACGCTGGGTATGTTGGTAAGCAAAAAGGGTATTATAATAGTAACAACCTAGAAACTAAATATGGCTTTGGTAAACAAGGAGAAGTTGGTGCTGACAGAACAAAGCCATACAATTATTTAGTTTCTGGATCTGACTATAAAGGAATTGAAAAAGGTGAGAGAACAAAATTAATTACTACAGATGGTTTCCGAGGAGATAAAATTACTGCACTGGATATTGGGAATGTGACAACTTCTGGGAACGGATTAAACTATTCCAGCATATATCCTGACGGAGCCAATGATTTTATAAAATTTGTATTTTCAGACGGGGACTATGGTAAAAATGCAATGGTTTTTCGTGCTACACTAACAGGTCTTCAAGATTCATTTTCGCCGGGCTGGGAAAAGATAGATATAATGGGACGTCCTGACGGTGCATACATATACACTTCCTATGAAAGAAGCATTTCGTTTACTTTTATGGTAGCAGCGACATCTCGACCGGAAATGATTCCAATGTGGAGAAAGCTAAATTACTTGTCCACATACACGATGCCAGACTTAACTAATTCTAGACCATCAGGGCCGTTTATGCGCATCACTATCGGAGATTTATTCAATGCAACTCCTGGGTTCATTGAATCACTATCATATTCAATACCAGACGACGCAACATGGGACATAGCTGAAGATGCATCTGCGAATGACAAAAACCCTAAACAATTGCCAATGATAGTCGAAGTATCAATGACGTTTAAAATAATATCTGACTATCGACCTAAATTGCTTGGAAGGGCATATTCACTTTCTGAAGGCGGTGGTGCAGCTTTAAGTACTATGGGTAACTGGCTTAGCGATTCTTCAGATCAAACGTCTTAAATTAATTTTAAATGCAACGATACAACAATACATTATATTCTAGAAAAGTCCAATTGGATACTGAGAATAAAAGAAGATATTACAATACACTGTTAGACCCACAAATACCACTTCGTCAAGATGATATTTATGTTATAACTACGTATGGCGATAGATTAGATTCTCTAGCATGGAATTATTACGGAGATGCTGGACTGTGGTGGATTGTAGCAGCTGCAAATCCACAATTAAGAAAAGATTCACTGTACTTGGAACCGGGGCTGCAATTACGTATACCCAGAGATTCAAATACAGTATTAAGTTTATATCAAGATGAAAATAGTTTCGAATAATGGCAACTAACAATTCAGTAAATATATTTTATTCAGAAGTTGATTCTAAAGTGCAAGAAATTTTGCAAAGAAGAAAAGACATTTATGGAGCAAAGGTTCGAGATTCCAACGCACATAATTTTCTGCATAAAAAAATGGCTTGGGCAGAGGCTACAGCTATTACCAAAAATCCAAAACGAGGTGCTGTATTAACTACAAATACTAAAGGTGGTATTGGTACAAACTCACTGTATTCAGGTGCTAAATACACTGACCAAGGGAGATTTATAGTTAAACCACATATAACTTCTGTCAAGCTAACAAATGAAGGGCATTTAGGATCTTTGAAGAAATGTGAGGTTTCATTTGCAGTATATTCACTAAATGACTTAGATACAGTTCAAGCATTTTTTGATATAGGAAGTACAATATCAGTAAAATATGGATGGAACGTTCCCGGCGATGGATCGACACCAGGAAGTTTTTCTGGAATAATTTACAATTTTTCATATACTGTTAATCCGCAAGGAGGATTTAATTGTGTTTCTTACGGAATAGGAAGAGGAATTGTGCTAGCATCTGCAAATATTACTACAGGTTTCCCGCACGACTCTACTACAACAACACAACTAGGAGAACAAACACTGAGCTCGGATTTAATCAATAAAATTCGATCGGACATTGAAACAGCTTCTAAAATTTCAAAATTGCAAAAGTCTAATGATATATACGATGGCTATGGTATGTTGGAGTTAGACCCGACATGGGGCTCTGACAACAAACCCAAGAATATTGAAAAAGTAAACGGACAAAAAGTTTATTACATATCACTGGAAAAATTAATATACTTAATTAATAATAAAGTATTAAGCTCGTTTTCTATTTCTAAACGTCTGAAGGAGTTGAACGCTGCATCAGCAGCTGCAGGTGATTACCTAAATTTAAACGGAGCAATTGCTACGGAAAAGTGGCCTGGATTTCCTTACGCAATGCCACTTTCAAATGTTGAGCAAGCTATTAAAGATACTGCGAGCAATGAACTTGCGATTAAAATTGTTTGTGACGGAACTGTTACATTAGGATGTGTACCTCCTACAAACACTGGCCAGTTAACGTATTTAGTATCTGGAAATCCTTTTGAAGTAGTATTTCCTGGGTACAATAAATACATCAATCAGTCGGGTACGTCTACACACAACTTCGAATTCACCGACTATGTTGAGTCGTTTAAAAAAGGCGATTTAAGCAAAATCATGCTAAATGTCAATTGGTTAGAAAAACAATTTACGGAAATTGGAAAAGAAACGCAAGACAATGAAAAGTCAAAAAATCAAACGATTAGCAAGTTTTTAATAAACATATTTAACTCAATATCAGATAATAGTGGTACGCGTTTTAATTTATCAATGGTGTCAAACCCAAAAAATGAAGACGAATTTTATATAGTCGATGTAAACTATAGAAATTCAAAAGATGTGACTGCATACGAGATGACTACGGTTGAAAGTAGAGGCATTTGTCGTTCTGTATCGCTGACATCAAAAGTACCCTCTGCCACGGCAGCAGCTGCATATACGCAAGGAATTAATAGTCCGAATGCAATATCATCAAAAGCTGCAGCTTTGCTGACCGGAGGAACGCCTGTAGAAAATAAAGACGATACCACTCCAGAGCAGCAGTTAGCAGCGGCGATGAATAAAATGGATTCATCACAAGGTCCTGTACCAGCAGTCGTTTCTTCTATGCAATCAGCTTTAAAGCGTGTGTATGAAAAAACTTCTGGAAATGTATATAATACAGAAGCTAAGACCGCAGTCATCTATCCTTTAGACTTTTCTGTTACTTTGGATGGTATTGAAGGGTTTGTATTTGGAAATGTAATAACTACAAACTATCTACCGAAAGTATATAAAAGAGAAAATACGGATATTGCGTTTACAGTTACTAAAGTTGAACACACAATACAAAATAATGACTGGACAACTACACTTTCGACTGTATGTCGAGTTACGCTTCAGAAAAGCCAAACTGCTTTAACTCCAGTGCCACCTGTAGGGTTGAATAATAGTAATCAAAATACATTGGATAATAATCAAAATATATCGTCTCCTAGGAGCCAAGGCGCCTTTTAATCTTTTCAGATAATATAATTATTTTATGATGACAACTTTTTTTTAAAAAATGCGAAATAAATTATATTACCCATCATCACACATTGTTACAGGTCTTTACACGTCTGGTAAAGAATGGATGTTAGAAGATGGAACAGAATACATTGGATACTATCACAAATATGTTGATGGTACAGTTTTAACAGGAGCAACATACAGTGAATTCAATTCAAAGACATTGATCCCATATCTGGATTTAATTGCTCAGCCAGAGAACCATGAATACAACTCTGCAATTAAAAAAGTCAATGTGTACACTGCTCCTATATACAAGTATCCACTACCTACTATAGAAGATTACAACAAAGGATTTTTTCAAAGATATTTTGTTCGAAGAAGAAATTACTCTACTTACGTAGACATAATGGAAATTGATTCGAAACAGTTTAACACACTGAACACACCAGGTACCGGTATTGATGGAAATTTGTACATCGGCACAACAATTAATTGGAAACTTACAGGACCTTTGAAAGATGTCAATACCAACTCAGGAACCATATATGGAGTAGAAGATACAAACCGAAGATTGGTGGAAATTAAAGATAAAGATTTAAAAGGTTTGATAAACTTCCTGACAGATTACACTGAATTAACCATATACTCCAAATCAATTTCAAATGATATAAAGAAGATGTTTGGAAATTAAAACAGGTTAATCTATATTTATGAAGTTATGAATACTGTTATAATAGAAACCAAATCCGAATTTGAAGAGTTTTACGAAAGAAGTAAATCTTTTGATTGGATTGTAGTTCCTACATTTTGTAATGGGGACAAACCTGTATATATAGATTCACTTTCAGTATTATATATATACGTACTTCAATTAGATGAAGAAGTAATGTTAGTGTTCAACCACACTGAAGGTTTAACTTTACAAGAGTCCATATTACAATCTTTTCCAAAAGAAACAAAGTTGTTTGTATACAACAAAAAGAAATTTAAAAAGTTTCTGGACCAACCTAATTTAATTGACATGAACATGGTTGAGTATTTTCACAACAATCAACCAATTGAAGATGATTTTGAAACTCCAGCGCATGAATTTTTTACTAGAAATTTCGGTACATTTGCAAACTTAAATACAATCATACCTATAACCAAACACATTGAAAAGTCACAAGCAATTACGCAAAGATTTTTAGATGTGTTTGATTACTTTCAAGAAGACGCTGCTTTCAAAGCTTACAATGAAATTATTTTAGATTCTCTTTATCAAATTGAAGTAAATGGATTGTTCGCAAATTATTCACTGTTCAAAAAGAAATTTGAAAAAGGTAGACTGTATGAAAACTTTGCATATTCAGAATACAATCCATACACTACAACAGGCAGACCATCTAACAGATATGGTGGTATAAACTTTGCCGCATTGAAAAAAGATGATGGGTCTCGGCTTCCATTTGTTTCCAGACACGGCGAAAATGGATTTATGATTTCCTTTGACTACGATGCATATCACTTGCGTCTTTTAGCTGAATTGTTAGATTACAAATTTCCTGTAGATGCTTCAGTGCATCATTATTTAGGTTCTTTTTATTTTGGAAAAACAGAACTTTCAGAAGCAGAGTATCGAGAATCCAAAGCCATTTCATTTCGACAGTTGTATGGCGGCATCGGTGAAGAGTATTTGGAAATTCCATTTTTTTCCCAAGTTCATGAATACACCAAACTTCTGTGGAACAAGTATCGTGAAGAAGATTATATAGAAACTCCAGTATTCGGAAGAAAATTGTTTAATTCATTTTTCACTGACATGAATGCTGCAAAACTTTTAAACTATCTATTACAAAGTTTCGAGACAGAGAGAAACATGGCGGTTGTTCACAATTTACTTTCCCGTATTTCGTCTTACTCTAGCAAACTTATACTTTATACCTATGACAGTTTTTTATTCGATTTTGATAGGCGAGACGGGGGTCAAATACTCCTGGAAATAAAAGAGGAATTAGAGCAAAATGGCAAGTATCCTGTGAAGTTAGAAATAGGGACTGATTATCATAATATGCAGGTTGTAAAAAGAAAGATATAACCATATTTATATGTAGAAATTATTACAAAAATTGCTACAGTTAATTTGCATATTTACCACTGAACCCGAGATTGATTATACCGCGTGTATGATTCAAAAGACTTATGAAATAGTCTACAAAAGAATTTTTATTCTTTCCATAGAAAATTCGGATGAATTAATCTGCTCTTTCAATATTGAAAAAGGCAACATAAGAAAACAGTTACCAGGTGCAATGTTAGTGCATCGTAAACGAGATACTAACACCATGTACACAATTAATTCTTTAAATACTTTGGTAAAGTCAGAAAATAACGGTATATTAGATAGTAATTATTCTGTAGACTGGACCAAATATCGCAATTCATTGTTAGTGACTTCTAATAACGAATTGAAAGTATTAAAAACTAAAGTTTATCAAATTATAAATTTACAATAATAAAAGTATTTGTTTCATATTTATTATAGAACAGAAAGATAATATTTGGTAACCCCGTAAGGTTACTATATATTTAAGTTATGTTAGAAGTTGATGGTGCCGAAACAATAATTCTAGACAATTTGAATCGCATTAACAATTACTAATTATTAAATAAACTTTAACAATTAAAAACTAAACAAAATGGCCATAAACTTGGAAGCTATTAAGCAAAAGCTTAATTCGTTGCAGACCGTAACTAGCAAATCAAACAATCTTTGGAAGCCTGAACCAGGCACTACCGTTGTTCGCATTGTTCCTTATCAGCACAACAGAGAAAATCCATTCTTAGAACTTTATTTCCACTACAATTTCGGTGGCAAATCTATCTTATCACCTAGCTCGTTTGGTCGTCCTGACCCGATAATGGAGTTTGCTGAGAAGCTTAAATCAACAGGTAATTCTGATGATTGGAAGGCTGGCAAAAAGCTTGAACCAACAATGCGTTGTTACGTTCCTGTACTTATCCGCGGCAAGGAGTCTGAAGGTGTTAAGTTCTGGGGCTTTGGTAAGCAAGTGTATCAGGAACTTTTAGGATTTATCGCAGACCCTGATTATGGTGATATATCAGATCCAACAGCGGGTCGAGATATAACTGTAGAGTTTAAAACTAAAGACCAAACAGGAAAAGATTTCCCAGAAACTTCTATACGCGTAAAACCAAACCAAACCCCTATCACTACTGATAGAAATGTGTTGGATAAATTGAAGAATCAGCCTAAAGCGACTGAAATATTCAAAGAATACAGTTATGAAGAAATGACCAAAATGTTACACAATTGGTTAGACCCTGAAAATGCGGCACCTGCTGAATCAACAGATGAAGCTGCGACTGAAAAAAAGTCGTCAGGTAAAGGCGGCAACAAAGCAAAAATCGAAGAATCAGCTCCAGTAGCGAAAGTAGATGATGTTGCTTCAGCATTTGATTCACTATTCAATAAATAATTTTTATGGCAAAACAAAAAGCAGCAGTCGCTGAGGCAGTCGTTCATAACGATTTAGCCTCAGTGCTAGCTGATAGTCTTAATAAGAAATTCAAAGCCTCTAACTACAAAGTAGCTTATTTCCTTGAAGGAGATGAAGACTCACCTTGTAATGTGGAAGAATGGATATCGACAGGCAACACAATGCTTGACTTGGCAATATCTAATCGTCCAAATGGAGGATTTCCTGTAGGTAGGATAGTTGAGATAACTGGTTTAGAGGCATCTGGTAAATCTTTGTTAGCAGCACACGCGTTGGTGTCTACACAAAAGAAAGGTGGTCTAGCAGTTTACATCGATACTGAAAATGCAGTGTCTAGAGAATTTCTAGAGTCTATTGGTTTAGATTTAAAGGAAATGTTATACGTTCCATTAGAAACGATTGAAGATATTTTCGATTCTATTGAAACTGTAGTAGAAGCAGTACGTAAGTCAAGCAAAGACCGTTTGGTTACGATTGTGGTAGACTCTATCATGGGTGCGTCAACGAAAGTTGAAATGGCAGCTGATTACGAGAAAGATGGTTGGGCTACTACCAAAGCTATTTTGTTGTCAAAAGCTATGCGTAAGATTACTAATATGATTGGTAGACAGCGCGTATGTTTAATTTTCACAAATCAGTTACGTACTCGTTTAGGTGTGACATTCGGAGACCCGTGGTGTGTAGATCCATTTACTACAAAAGTAAAAGTTCGTTATAAAATCAATTCTTAATTTTTGTACTTATCTATAATTATTATTGACTAAGGATATATGAACCATGGACAACAATATTATAGATAAGTACTTTAATGTAAAGTATACATTTACCGGAGAATCGCCAAAAATTTCAATTAAATTAAAAGATTGTTATAAATCTAAAAAAATACCTTCATTGAATGGAAATTGTAAAGAATATTATGATTATTTTTTAGGTAAAGATGTGTCAGACATTGTTTTTAATGAATATAAGCCATTAATGGCATATCATTATAGAATTCAATGGTATATTGATACATATGATACTAATAATCAAAAATTGATTGATTGGCTATCTGCGTATAAAATTCGTAGAAAAACTTCAGTAAAACGCAAATATTCTGATACAAAATTTAAAGAAGAGTTTAATCGAATAGCAAATACTGTGGAACGTAAGAAGAAAATATCAGATTCGTCTAAAAAAATGTGGAAGTGTTTACGTTTAACAAGTGTTGATAAGATTAAGAATATGATACATTCAAATTCCAGAAAACAGTTTTCTTATAATGGTATAGAAATGAATTCATTAGAATTTATTATGGCATCGTTATTAGACAGCTTAGATGTTAAATTTGAATATGAACGTGTATTTTCTTTTACAAATAAAAAATCATATGTTCCAGACTTTTATATTCCTGAATTGGGAATGGTAATTGAATGTTACGGCGACTATTGGCATGCTAATCCTAGAATATATGATTCGACTTCTACTGTGTTTAGAACACCTGTTAGTCAGATTTATAAACGCGATTTAGCTAAAAAAGAAATTTTTGAAAAAAACGGAATGATTTTCTTATATTTTTGGGAATATGATATACGTAATGATTTAGAAACAATAAAAGAAACAATATGCAACAATATATCGAAGAAGAAATAACTCTTGCAGAGTTATCTGAAAGATTTTTTTTAAACAATGATTTTGACACCCCGTGTTCTTACAACATCGAGGATTTAGGAATCGAGGTTTTAACGTTAGATTCTGACGGGAATGAAGTTTACAAAACAATACTTAATTTTTTAGTTAAAGAGTCTGTTAGTAACTATTATACAGATGGTAAGCTTAAAGGCACGTCGAATCATAGAATTATAGAAGATTCTAAAGAGATACATTTAAGTGACCACAAAGACTTTTATCAAGTTCAAGAACCTATGAAAGTGGTTGATATAGAAGTTGCAGAACTTCACAGTTATTTAGCGAATGGACGCTTGAATCATAATACAACAGCAGGTGGTAAAGCAGTGGCATTCCACTCATCAGTTCGTTTGCGTTTGAAATCTGTAGGACAGATTAAACTTAAGGTAGAAGGGCGTGATGAAGTTTTAGGAATGACAACAAGATGTCAGGTTATTAAAAATCGTATGGGCCCACCTCTTCGCAGTGTGGACTACGACATCTATTTCGACTCGGGTATAGATGATTACGGTTCTTGGTTGGTAATGATGAAGAACTATGGATTGGTTTCACAAGCAGGCGCGTGGTATACATGGGTTAACCCAGACACAGCTGAAGTTGTTAAGTTTCAATCTAAAGATTTTCAGTCTAAATTAATTGAAGATCTTGAAATGAAAGAACAAGTATACAAAGCAATTTGCGATAAGTATATACTCAATTACAGAGCCGGTGAAGATTTCGGTGTAGACGATATCGAGCTACAGACAGACTTCGACGGAGAAGAATCATAAGTTATGTTGAAAGGTTACGCAGATTTATTAAGACAAATTCGCGAAGACCACGAGAAACAGAGTTCAGGTAGTCTATTGAATACTTTTGTTCGGAAATTTTCCGATAATACAATATTTATTTAAAATGAGTATGTATACAAAAGTACAATTAGACTACCTTTATTCTTTGCTGATGGACGAATCAAACAATATCTTTAGTTTAACTAACGATCATATATTACAGTATTTAGGTATTACAAAAAGTCGAAAGTTTATTAATCCTTTGAAAGAAGAGTTTTATGTATTGTACGACAAAGACACCTTGTTAAAGTTTCTGAGAAGTAAACAGGCCATTTATCGTAATAAAATCAGAAACTCTGTTAAAAGAGTGTATTCCGAAGAATCTAAAGAAAGAATGAGAGTCTCTAGAAAAATGTTTTGGAATTCAATTAAAGACACTGACCGAGAAGCTGAGCTAAAATTGATTTCTAAAAATTCTATGAAAAAAATTAATGAACTACGATTAAATCAAACTGAAGATGCTAAGTCGTCTCGTGTTAAAACGAGAAAAGAAAAATACGATTTTTGGCACTCAGAAGTTACTAAAAATAAAATCGGTAATTCGCAAATAGGAAAAGTTGTATCCGACGAAACTCGTAGTAGACAGTCACTGGCTGCAAAAAACGTGCCTAAATTAAATAGGCGCGCCGACCATAACAGTTCTAAACGTTTGGAAGTAAGAAACAAAATTTCTGATAGTATCAAGTATTTGCATCGAATTGGTAAATATCCACTTAAAGTTAAATCTAAAGGACATGCTGAGATTGAAACTATAGTTATAAATTTGGGATATAGAGTAGTATCGGAATATCGATTAGGTAGATACTCGTATGACATTTACATTCCCGAAATAAATGTGATTTTAGAATTTCATGGAACGTATTGGCATTTAGACCCTGGGATATATGAAGCCGATTTTTATGATAAATCTAAAAACCGTACTGCTACAGAACAGTGGGAACGTGATGATATTAAAAAATCACATGCCATTTCCAACGGATATAAATTTTTTACTATTTGGCAGCGAGAGTGGGAATGTTTAAATGAGGAACAAAAAATTTCAAAAATAAAAAATATCATATGTTAAAATATTATGCTGATTTACTTAAACAGCTTCAACAAGAAAAACAATCAACCGTCGACTTGAACCAAAATTCTAAGGTTCTGATAGTCGACGGTCTTTGACTGAACTCTTTTATTCGCGTCTTTAGCGCAGTTCCATTGGTCAATGACAATGGCGAACATATAGGAGGTTATATAGGATTTTTACGATCCATAGCTGCTGTTATCAGACAGTTCAAACCTACTAGGTGTGTGATTGTGTTTGACGGTAAAGGAGGGTCTGCACGTAGAAAAAAGATGCACTCTGGATACAAAGAAGGGAGGGCACTGTCAACCAGATTTCGTCGTAGAGAGGATATCGGTGAACAAACTGTAGAGTCGGAAATTGAATCCATGAAATTACAAATGGGTAAGTTGGTAAGTTATTTACAAGCACTGCCAGTTACACTTATTTCCATAGACCATATCGAAGCTGACGATACCATTGCTTATTTAACGACAGAAGTGTTTCGACCTAAAGGTTCGGAAATCATCATCATGTCTGACGATAAAGACTTTGTTCAGTTAATTGACGATAAAACTTCAGTGTGGAGACCTGTAGAAAAGAAATTTTACACTCCTAAAGAAGTAGTAGATAGATTTGGAATTCCATGTCACAATTTTATTCATTATAAAGTTTTCATGGGAGATGGTTCAGACAACATTAAAGGTATAAACGGCGTCGGAATCAAAACCCTTCAATCCAAATTTCCCCTGTTGCTAGAACCTGAAAGGGTAGGGTTAGATGAAATTTTACAGTACTGTAAAGACCGCCAAACCGAACATAAAGTTTATAAAACTGTTTTGGAAAATGAAGCAGTTATGAAACTGAATTGGGATTTGATGTCTTTGGAAGAGTTAGATATATCAGGTAATTATAAATCTATAATTGCTGACATTGCTGAAAGACCGATACCAAAATTAGATGCTTTCAATTTTAAAAAGATGATAATGATGGACAAGGCATACACTGCTATTACTAATCCAGACTCTTGGTTGCAACAAAGTTTTTCGACGCTAGCAGCATTTAGCGAAAGATAATTTTGGTAAAATTTAAAGAATAATATAAATTATTGATTATGATAGAAAAATTTAGTTATGGGTATGGATTTCAAGTTAAAACAGTATCCTGTTTATTGACTGATAGGTCATTTGTGCAGCAAGTGTCGGATATACTCCTTCCAGAATTCTTTGAATCAGAATCAAATCAATGGGTAGTAAATGTTATAATAAAATATTTTCAAGAATATGGGTCGATACCAACTTTAGATGTATTTAAAATCAAAACTCAAGAAGTCGAGCGAGATGTTTTAAAGGCTGCTATTGTCGAGTCTTTAAAAGATGCTTACAAGTATTTGGAATCAGATGACTTGGAATTTGTAAAAGAGCAAGTACTCGACTTTTGTAAGAACCAATGTATTAAAGGAGCGATTTTAGAGTCAGTTGAATTACTTCGTAAAGGAGAGTATGAGTCGATTAAAAAGTCCATTGACACTGCTATGAAAGCAGGTGCGAACAGAGATATTGGATATGAGTTCATGAAAGGAATTCAAGCCAGGTACACTGAAAATGTTCGTAATACTATCCCGACTTGTTGGTCTTTGATAAATGATTTAGCAGGAGGTGGATTTGGGGCCGGCGAGTTGATAATTTTTGTAGCTCCTCCAGGTATAGGTAAGTCAACAGCTATGATGAATGTTGGTGCTGCAGCAGTTCAGAAAGGATTGAATGTTGTACATTACACAATGGAGCTTTCAGAAGCTTACACTGCTCAAAGGTATGACGCGATTATCACTGGTATTGCAACGCAAAACTTAAAATATCATTTGGATGAAGTAGAGCATGAACTGCACAAACGAGTAACAGGTAGTTTAACAATTAAGTATTATCCAACAAAGTCTGCTTCAGTCAATACTTTGAAAGCGCACTTGGATCAAATGATTTTATTAGGTACCAAGCCTGATATGATTATCATTGACTATGCCGATCTCTTAAGAGGTACTGGCAGAACTCGAGATAAGTTGCATGAAGACTTGGAAATTGTGTATGAAGAAATGCGTGGATTGGCAGGCGAGTATAAAATTCCAGTCTTTTCAGCTTCGCAGTCAAACAGAAATTCTGCGGAGTCTGAAATTGTAACAGGTGACCAAATAGCATCGTCATTTGCAAAAGTAATGGTGGCAGATTTTATTATTTCATTGTCAAGAAAAGTTACTGATAAAATTGCTGGAACAGGAAGGTTTTTCATTATTAAAAATCGTTTCGGACCGGACGGATTAACACTTCCAAGTAAGATAAACATGAGTAATGGTAAAATGGAATTGTATGAAGAAACTTCTGCACAAGGAAAGGAAACTAAACAAGACATGGCTTCTGGAGAAACACTTTTGAGGAAATCTTTGTTGAATAAATACAAAGAAATTTCCGGAGACTCACTCGGATAATTTACAGATAAATCATAATTATATATCCGGTCGGGAATATTCGATTACAATTAAATCAGTACAATGAATAACAATATATTTATGCCTAGGGTAAACATTCTGCCCTATGAATACCCATCATTATTAGCCTACAAGGATGCAATCAGACACTCGTATTGGATTGACACTGAATTCAACTTTACCACAGATATTGACGACTTTAAAACTAAAGTATCCGATTCTGAAAGAGAAGTGATCAAGCGTGCCATGTTAGCAATCGCTCAGATAGAGGTCAATGTAAAGACTTTCTGGGCTGACATGTATAAACGAATGCCAATCACTGAAGTTGGAGATGTCGGTATGACTTTTGCAGAGTCTGAAGTTCGACACAAAGACGCTTATGCAAGACTTTTGAGAATTTTAGGGTTGGAAGAAGAGTTCCAACACGTTATAGAAATTCCAGCTATCAAAGACCGTATAGCATACTTGAAAAAGTATTTAGATGGCATTCGCAGTCACGACAATAAAATGTACACCAAGTCAGTACTTTTATTTTCTTTATTCATCGAACATGTAAGTCTTTTCAGTCAATTCTTTATAATGATGTCTTTCAACAAAGAAAGAAATTTATTCAAAGGCATTTCCAATGTAGTAGAGGCTACATCTAAAGAAGAAGACATACACGGTAATTTTGGTTCTGAAATCATCAATATCATTAAAAAAGAAAATCCAGAGTGGTTTGATGAGGAGTTTGAACAGCTCATTTACTCTGCATGTAAAAAAGCTTACAAAGCAGAGTGTAAAATACTAGATTGGATTTTTGAACAAGGCGAGTTGTCGTTTTTATCTAAAAAAACCATACAACATTTCATTCAAAATCGATTCAATAACTCATTGATTAAAATTGGAATGGAACCGTTGTTCGATGTAGACTTCTTGGAAATAGAAAAAACTTTGTGGTTTGACGTGGAAATTACTTCGACTAAAGAAGGCGACTTTTTCTATAAAAAACAAATAGACTACAACAAAAAAAGTAAGAGTATCACTGAAGACGATTTATTTTAAACGATATGGAACATACAAAGTATTACTGGCTAAATGAAAATAGCCGAACTTTCTTGTCCAGGGGCTATATAGAAGAAACTCCTGAACAAAGAATTAAAGATATTGCTAATACAGCAGAGCGATATTTGAAAATAGACGGATTTGCTGTGAAGTTTGAAGAGTACATGTCTAAAGGATATTACAGTCTATCAACTCCTGTGTGGATTAACTTCGGGAAAGAAAAAGGACTTCCTATCAGTTGTTACGGGTCGAACATTGACGATACGCTAGACTCTATTTTAAATGCTGCTAGAGAAATTGGAATGATGTCTAAGTATGGCGGTGGAACTTCTGCATATTTAGGAAACATCAGAGCACGCGGCACTAAAATTTCAACAGGTGGTACAGCAGACGGACCTGTACACTATGCTCGTTTGTACGATACTACAATTGATGTATCTAAACAATCTGAAGCTAGAAGAGGTGCGTGTGCAGTGTATCTTCCTATCGAACATGGAGATATTTTAGAGTTTCTAGACATTGGTACTGAAGGAAACCCTATACAAAATTTACAATATGGTGTAACTGTTACAGATGCGTGGTTGTCGGAAATGAAATACGGGGACGCTGATAAGCGTAAGATATGGGCGAAAATTATACAGCGTCGTTCTGAGTTTGGATTTCCTTACATCATGTTTTATGACAATGCAAACAATAATACACCGTACAAAGATTTAGGTTTGAAAATCACAGCATCAAATTTGTGTACTGAAATACAATTGCCGACAGATTCATTTAATTCTTTTGTTTGTTGCATTGGCTCTATTAACTTGCTACATTGGGATGAAATTAAAAACACTAACGCGATCGAAATTTACACCATGTTTCTCAATGCTGTATTAGATGTATTCATATTCAAATCTTACAACATGCCGGGCATGAAACGTGCGCATCGATTCGCATCACAACACAGGGCAATTGGTGTGGGTGTTTTAGGATACCACTCTTTGTTACAGTCAAAATTGATTCAATTCGAGTCTTTACGCGCAAAGCAAATTAATTACGACATTTTCAAAACTCTTCAAGAAAGAACAGATGCTACTTCAAAATTGCTTTGTTCAGAGTCTGGGTATAAGTCGATAAGAGAAGGGTATGCTAATACTACATTGATTGCAGTGGCTCCTACAAAATCTAGCTCATTTATTCTAGGACAAGTTTCCATGGGAGTAGAACCAATCAAATCCAACTATTTTATTAAGGACTTAGCTAAGTCTAAAACGATTTATAAAAATCCTTATTTAGAAATTGAGTTAAGTAAGTATGGATTGAATACTCCTGAAGTTTGGGAAAGTATTTTGAAAAAAGATGGGTCGGTGCAACATTTAGACTTTCCTACCAAAGAAGTGTTCAAGTCATTTATTGAAATTTCCCCTAAGGAAATTATACTTCAGGCAGCACAAAGACAGCCATTCATAGACCAAGCACAGTCTATAAACTTGATGATACATCCTTCGGTGCCGGCTAAAGACATCAATCAATTGTATTTGTACGCACATGAAAGTGGAATTAAAACCCTTTATTATCAATTCAGTCAGTCGTCGGCACAGTCATTCTCAAGAAATATTTTAGAATGTGTCAGTTGCGAATCTTAATTAAGTCTTTGTAGATATTTATATTTAAAAATTAATACAAATGAAACTTAAAAAAATACTAGAAGAGATTCTGTTAACAGAACGATTCGTAAATTTAAAATCTTCAGATGAGAGAGCGCAATATCTAGACATTGTTTGGGAAATATTACAAAATACATATAAAGACATCGGAGGATTTAAGTCGTCTACTAAAGATTCGCTCATCAACGAAACGTCAATGTGGAAGTTGAGCAGAAGAGATGGAAAAATTGTTGCTGCTGTATTATATGTTAATAAACGTGGTACCAAACTGGTAGGTGCTGGAACTGATGGGTCGCCAGACGGCAAAAAAGATATGTATATGATAATATCAGAAGATATTAAATTTAAACGTGTGTGGGCCGAAGTGTCTGGCGCCGTGGAACATATATATTTAAAATTAGGAGCGACAAAAGTTCCGAATGACATGGCTGCCGAAATATTAAATAAACAAATATTATCATTGAATCCGGACGGCTATCATTATACCAGACTGATAAAAGGCCATCCACATGAAAAAATGATTATTGGGACTGTCAAATAATTTCAAAAGAATTTCATATATTTAAGTATGACGAACATAATTTATATACATGGGTTTGCGTCTTCTGGAAATTCAGACAAAGCAAATTTACTTAAAAAAGAATTTCCGGATGACAGGATATTGTCACCCACATTACCAGCTGACCCTAAAAAAGCAATTTCACAATTACATTCCATGATTTTTAAAAATGAAAATGTTATAGTAGTTGGAACTTCGCTAGGCGGTTTTTACGCTACTTATATAGCCTGTATGTATGATGTGCCAGCATTTATTATCAATCCTTCACTAATGCCATACATTGACATTAAGCGTATACTTAAAACGCACACTGGAAAACGATTGGGCACTGACGAGCCATATGATTTTAAGGAAGAATACTTAAAAGACTTAAAAGACTTGTTTGATAAAATGCATTCCACTGATAAGGAAAGTTACAATTTGCATTTTTATTTATCATCAGATGATGAAGTTTTAACTTTTGAAAAACTAGATGATTTGTTTCCTAACAAGACTCATGTAAAGATTTTTGATAATTCCGGGCACAGGTTTTCTAGATTTCAAGAAATATTGCCAGATATTCGCAAAGTTTTAGAAGAATTAGATTAGAATGTTGAGTGTTACAAAAAATAAATTTGATACAAACGGATATTGGAGCAATCCAATCCCCGTCGATATCGCTTTTGGTAACCCAACCATTTCTAGTAAATATGTTGAACTTTTTGACCAAAATGGATATGATTTAACGATTTTAGAAACGCTGTACGCTTCTGCAAATCAACATCCGTACATCTCACATCGATACAAACAATGTTTAAAACAGGAATGGTTTGTTCAAGATGAAAAAAATGAAGGAGCTGTTTTAAATCACGCATACTTATTTGAAAGAAAGGGATATGAAGGTGCTGCTGCTGAACAGTTACAAAAATGGTGTCGGAAAAATCCCACACTTTACAAAGTACTAAAGTATCGACCTAAATGGGGTATTGACTTTAGTATGGATTGGGTGGATATGGATGGTAATGTATTTGAAATACTACACTTTGAGTATGATGGCTTCGATTACAAAGAAATTGAATTGGTTCGAAAAAAATTAGAAAAACACCTGTTGTCTATAGACTGGGACACTGCAGGTAAAGATTTATTAAAAAGAAAATCTGAATGGCATCATTTAGGATTTTTCGAACAGTCAGAATGGAAGTGTAATTATTTTAACATCATACCTGAGCGATTTAAAATGGTAGCTTGGGAATAAATTAACAGTTATGCAGAAAATTTTATTTAAGCGTTTAAGAGAAAACGTGGAATTGCCTAGGCGAGCGACAGAGTTTGCTGGCGGATGGGACGTAACAGTTTCGGAAATTGAAAAAAAGTCAGACGATTTTTACGTTTGCAAATTAGGATGGTCAGCAGCAATACCTGCAGGTTTTAAATTGACTTTGGTACCTAGGTCATCTATTACTAACACTAAATGGGTAATGCAAAATTCTCCGGGATTAGGTGATGCTGATTATACAGGAGAATATCAATTCAGATTTCGAGCAATGCCAGAGGCCGGTAAATATGTAATAGGCGGCGCTGTAGATTTTGTTTATCCTGAGTTTCCATTTAAAGTAGGTGACAGGGTAGGGCAAGTTTATTTGGAAGAAGTAATTTCAGTTGTATGGACTGAAGTAGACGAGTTGCCAGCCACTGAACGTGGCGAAGGTGGGTTCGGTTCTACCGGAAAATAAATTAAATACTCCTCACGGGGAGTATTTTCATGATTATTTAATAGTTTTATATTTATTTTAAAGTAAATTATGAAAGAAATCGCGTCGTTATTTTTTCACTCTAGAACACAAGCACATGTATTTCACTTACGTGTGAAGAAGTCTGGGTCATACGCAGCACATAAAGCTCTACAAGAGTACTACGAATCAATTATAGAATTAGTCGACGGTTTGGTAGAGTCTTATCAGGGCAAATACGGATTAATCGAATTTCAAGATGTTGATGGTTTAGATAATAATGCTAGCGTTGAAAACATCATAAAGTATTTTGACAAGCTTTGCTCTGCTCTAATCAAAATGCGTAAAGAAGAGTCTTTGCAAGATTCATGGATTCAAAATCAAATTGATACCATTGCAGAACTTTTGTATTCTACAAAATACAAATTAGAAAATTTAGAATAATGAGCAAACTTAATTTAGACTCTATATTAAATCATACTGAGGAAGCTCATACTTCGTCTATTGCTGAAACTGTAGTGCACACTTACACAGACCCTGTTATAACATTTGACATGGATACAGTTTTAAGGGAGTGGGCTTACAGATGTGATAAAGGATATCCAGAAGTAGGAAACGTTTCGGATATGTGGCACTTGCAAGAAATTTTAAAAGAAATGGGTATTGAAAATCCATTTCCTCAAATAACTGAAGCTCCGGCAAAAGCCCCTGCTGTGGTTGTTAAGACTGTAAAAAAGAAAAGTTTAACTGCTAAGCAGTCACCTTCTACAATTGAAGGCTCGAGTACCCCCGATTTAAAAGAGGGATTGGTAATTTATTTTTCTACGCAGCCGAAAAAGATACTGGACATTGCTGCTGAAAAAGCTTCAAATCCAAAATCTACGAGTGTATTAACGCTTAGTACAACGATAGATACTAGATACTACGGCACAAAATCAGCTGCATTGGTAAGTAAGGCAATAGAGTTTTTAAATGAAAATTCTATTACTCCTAATAATTCTAAATTGTATTTGAATGCTATATCCATAGCTAGAAAGATACAAAAATCTCTAAATGTCGAGCAAGTTCGTCAAGAAAGTATTGACAGAGGTGACTTGTATAATTCGATACGGAAGCATGCTGTTAAGTTAGTTTCTGAAATGGGTATATCCTCGGATGAAGATAAGTGGTGTCCAGCAGACATTTACATATATAACGATTCTATATCTGCTAAACAAGCAGTACAGTCGGATACGTTGAATGTAGGCGACATGTCATTAAATGCAATGTTCAATTCTGAATTTAGCACTGTTTCTGGAATTGTCGGCATATCACTTAAAGAAGAAAAAGCCCAGGCCGGGAAAGCAACTTCTTTTAGACAAATATTAACACGAGAAAATAACTATCCAGATGCATTGACATTGAGTCCTGTACAGAAAAGTACGATGGAGTTGTTATATAATCTAAATATTTTAAAGATTAGTAACGCAAAAGTTACTCCAAGACTTAAAGTTGGATACGTTGCCGAGGCGTTACGCATAATTGAACGTAAGAAAATTAAAAATACTGAAAATATACGATTATTGTTAGAGCGCTCGCTGACATTAATTTTTAAGGGAAATGTTAGTGGTGTTACTGGTACAAAGGGAGGTTATAATAAAGATGTTACTAGAAAGACGTTTGACTCTTTAGGTCTTACCGAACTTCCATTAGACCCTGAATTAATTCCGGCTATTGAATTTTATAGCGAAACTGTAAAGTCTGATGCCATAGCTGCATATAACAATAGTCGAAAAGCATTTGTTAGTACGCTAAATAGACTGCATTTTGCAGTCCCTAAAGAAACTCCGGACTTAAAAAAACTAGACTCTGAGACTTTGTACAAAAAATCTAGTTGCTATTTAGTAGCTGAATACTTATTGTCAGGCCTGAACGCTGAAAAACTTAAATTGCCGCCGGCATATAAAACAATTACTACACAGAAAAATGCATTCGTTGCCATGACAGCGTATGCTATAGGAATGGGAGGTATATCGCCAACGTTCTTTAAGCTGGTAGGTTCTACATCAGGAACAGATGCTCACTTAGAACCTTTTTATGGAGATGGATTTTTAAATTCCACTCAAAATGATAAAACCAAAATTGTAGACACGAATAACTATAAAGGATTTTATGTTACATTTATGGTAGACGTTACGATTGGAGCTGGTGAGCGTGTTAAGAAAAAAGGTTCATACGGAGTGACGTTGGATTTTAGATATGCCGGAGACCAACTAAATATTGAAGTTTCTGATTTGAAACAAGTTTAATTTAAAATACTCCTCACGTCAAATGGGAGTATTCTACTATTAATTTGGTACTTGTAAAAGGAATCAATATATTTAAGTACAATCAAAATAAGTTATGGCAAAAGAAACAAAAACAGACAAGAATGCGAATCTTGGTTCATTTGTGGATGCAATTACTCCGGAACCTAAAATAATCACAGAAGATTTCATTGACTTCGATGCGTTGCATGCTACAATAGACGCGTCTCCCGCTCAAAAAGAATTGATAGAAAGAATGATTGACATGGTACTTTCATGTGACCGTCAAAAGAAATTTCTTTCATTAGGTGAACAATTTGCATTCAATACTTTGACAAAAATGAAAATAATTGTTTAATTCACAAGAATTTGGTATATTTAAGAATAAATAAAAATTATGGGAACATTTAAAATAGCAAAACAATTTGACTTTTGTTATGGCCACAGGGTATGGTCACAAGAACTAAACTCTGAGTACTCGGAAGATACTTGCTTAGCTTGTAGACACTTACATGGACACCAAGGAACTATAATTGTATTTCTAGAAAGTATAGAAAATGTTCTTGATAAAGGTATGGTAACTGATTTCAAGCATTTAGGATGGTTTAAAAAATGGTTGGATGATGTATTAGACCATAAATTTATAATGGATGTTAACGATCCATTATTTGAGTGGGAATTTCCAGAATTTAAAGAAATACCATTAGAAATGTGGACAGACTCACATACAGAAGGACACTTAACGATTAGGCAAGATTTGATTAAGTATTTACCTGAAAAGTGTTTGCAAGAAAAATATGAAGGAGCCGTTTTTGTAAATTTTGTGCCAACATCAGAAAATTTGTCAGCATGGATACATCAAGTTGTCGATGCAAAAATGTCAAAAATAGGAATCAGATGTTCGCAAATTCAATTCTTTGAAACGCCTAGATCTCAAAGCAATTATATAGCTTAGTGAGAAAGGTGTATTCGAATACGATGATCGTAAAATTTAAAATCAAAATATGAAAACAATATTCAGTAATGGAACTTACCAAAGAGTAAGTGATGAAATCGCTGAGCACGAAGTTAAAATGGGTCGTGCTAAATACGCTCCTAAATCAGAGTGGAAAACAAAAGTACGTGACGCACAAAAGTCTGCAGAAGTTGCTGAGTCGGATGCAAAAGGTGAGATGACTAAATCTAAAAAAGCTGAAAAAGCAGCTAAGTTAAAAGCAAAACAAAGAGCGTAAGATGAGCAAGATTTGATAGGACTCAAGACTTGTATATTGAAATATTCGGTCTTAGCGATTTAGACTTTTACAAGATTAAAATGTTTAAAAAAATAAAAGAATATGAGAATCTTAATTTAGAATTGCTTCCATTATATAGAAACGATTTTGATTCGAAAAATTCATATTCATTGAAACTAACAGAATTTTTAAATAAAAATTATGAGCAAAATTAATACAAATAAGTTATTGATATCAAGCGACTTCCTAAGCGTGCAAGGGGAGGGTATTTCAACAGGAATACCTTCATACTTTGTTCGTTTAGGTCTTTGTAATTTGACTTGCGGTATGAGTAATAAATTTCTCAACCAACTCGTTAAAGATAAAAAGCTAGAAGATGGAGAAATTTTCATTGGCGACTTGCAAGCTGAAGGTAAAGCAACTTGGACTTGCGATTCAACTTCGCAATGGGCTTGGAGAGGTGAAGATAAAGAGTTTCAGTATCTAATAGACCAATGGAAAGAACAAGATATCTATGATGATATTTTAAATGGTACAATCCACATTATTTGGACAGGCGGTGAGCCTACAATTAAAGGACATCAAGAAGCGATTGTAAATTTTTATAAATACTGGTATGGCCAAGGATTTGATATTGCCGAGATTAGTACAGCTTTTAACGAAGCTAGAAAGCCAATAAATAGTATACTTACTTCATTCAATGAAATTGAAACTAATGGAACAAATTACATTGAGCAACCACTATTTAAAATACTGAACCAAATCAACTGTTCTCCGAAACTTTCGAATTCAGGTTTAGCTGAAAAACAGCGTATTAAACCTGAAGCTATTAAGCGTATAATGGAACATTCAAATTATCAATTCAAATTCGTAATTTCCAATGAAGAAGATGTACAAGAAATATTTCGCGACTTTATCGTACCATTTGGCATACCTTTGTCCAAAGTTGTTTGTATGCCAGGATTAGATGATGTAGCCAATTTCGAAGAGAGGACACGTTTTGTTTTAGAAATGGCTAAGAAGTATAAGTTCAGAGGTCTTACTCGATTGCACATCGCAGCGTGGAACCAGACGTTAAATGTATAATGATTGATAATCAAACAGGTAAACAAAAAGATATAACAGATGTCACTAACTGGTAAGTTAACAGTAGAAATCGTAAAAGATTACGATTACAGTAAGTATTTGGTTGAAGGGACTGTTTTGCAGTCTTGCAAAGAACATAAAAGACACTTTACTGGAATATTTGCGTCTATGTTTGGCTCGTATATCGTTAAAGTACCTAAACAATATTGCAAAATAATAGTATGAAATTAAAATAATCACTGTAAAGTTTAAACCTTTGCATAAACAGTCTATATAATGCATATACAAAATCGAAAAGCTTATTACGAATATTACATTATTGAAGAATATAATGCCGGAATGTGTCTTGTCGGTTCGGAAGTAAAGTCTATTCGAAATTCAGAAGCTTCAATTTCTGAAGCATTTGTATATATTTCTAATTCAGAAATATTCATTAAAGGAATGTTTATTAACAAGTATAAACAGGCAGTTCATAACAATCATGAAGAAGTTCGAGATAGAAAATTACTTTTAAACAAAAAGGAAATATGTCGAATTGCTGAACAATTACAAATACCAGGTTATACTTGCATACCATTATTTTTAAAAGATGTTAACGGTAAAATCAAGATAACAATTGCAGTTGCAAAAGGAAAGAAGTTATGGGATAAAAAAGAATCTATACGAGAAAAAGATATTAAATTACAAACACAAAGAGAATTAAATAAATACTAAGTTATGAATATTAATCAAGTACAACCTCTCGGAGATCGAGTTTTGGTTAAAGAAATCAAGCAAGAAAAAGTTAAGAAAACAGCTTCTGGAATTATTATTCCAGATTCCGCAACTGCGGAAGACGTGAAGTATGCTACAGTGGTAGCTGTTGGACCTGGACTGTTCACTCAAAACGGAATAGCTATTCCAATGACTGTTCAGGCAGGCGATACAGTCATTCTTCCTTCATTCCATCAAGCACAGAAAATGAAGATGGATGGTGTTGAGTATGATTTGCTACGAGAATCTGAATTGGTGGCCGTTTTGAAAAATTCATAAGAAACCCATATATTAAGGTATAAAAGAATCAATTAATTAGATGAGTAAAAGTTTAAAAGTTGGCAACGATTCGATACCAATGACAGCCGAGGAAAAGAAATTGATGATAGAGGATGCTGCTGCTAAATACGCAGAGTTTCTCAGGGCATTAAAGTTTACTAATTTTGAAGAAGATCCCAATATGCGAGATACGCCTCGAAGAGTAGCCAAAGCTTTTATAGAAGACTTGTATCAAGGTTGTTATACAGCTCCTCCAAAAATAACAGCATTTGACAATGTTAACGCTTATGATGGAATGGTTTTTCAAGGTAACATTACAGTTAACTCTACATGTAGTCATCACACCCTCCCCTTTACGGGCAAAGCACATGTTGCTTACATACCTTCAGAATCTGGTAAAGTGATTGGACTTTCAAAGCTTAATCGAATAGTCGAGTTTTTTGCTCGCAGACCACAGGTTCAAGAAAACTTAACAATGCAAATTCAAAATTACATTGACAAAGTTTGTACTGGTAATAAAGGTGTTGCTGTTATGATTGAAGCAAATCATATGTGCGCGTGTGTTCGCGGTGTAAAACATAACTCAACCATGATGACGTCTAAAATGTCTGGAGCGTTTTTAGATTCAGATGCCACACGGAATGAATTTTATCGTTTTGTTGATAAATTAGACTAATGACAGCCTTTAAAAGGGAAGAAAGATTAAGCGTTCTGCAGTCCATGGCGACACAACGTACGGTATCTGCAGAACACTTTAAAAAGTTGTATTCAATAATTTTGAAATATGATGTTCCAAAGCATGTGGACAGAGATTTCGTATTCGAAAGTTTGATTCGGTATTTTTCTTCAATTGAAGATTACATCAAATGCTCGAAATTGGTAAATCGTAAAAAAGATTTGAATAAACATCGTTATTTGAAAAATTCTTTTGAAAACGTCAGTAGCGAAGAATTGGAGACTCTTAAAAGTTTAGGATACACCATTCCAGATAGTATTACAATTCAAGTATTAATAAACAATAAGTAACTGGCTCGCTGTTAAATACAAAAACAATTTATTAAACATGGAACAAATTATGTCATTTATTTTTGGAATGCTTACGATAACAGGAATCGCAGCAGTTGCAACTATAGTTGTAGGTATTGTGAAGATATTCAAGCAAAACTATCGTATTAGAAACGTTGAGTCTACCATCGAACAGATATGGTCGACCATGTACACTAAAGAAATCAATGTGTACAAAAAAATGAATGAACGTCATTCAGAAATTTATAGAAAGATAAATTCTATGGAAGAAGTATTAAGTCGTCAACTAGACAGTGTCGAACATTGCATTGATACTAGCTTGACTAAAAAAGAAATACTTAAAGGTTAATCATTTTTAACAGCGAGTCAGTTTAATTTTATGAAAAGAGTATTATTCTGTATAAACAGACAAAATTGTAAACCGTCATCTGGACATGGAATTTTCATGTTAGGCGTAGTTCAAACTTTAAAAGAAAAAGGGCACTACATCGATATAGTGACTGATGGTGAACCCGAAGAAAACTTCATTGCCAAGTACAACGTAAACATATACGCGCCGGATAAAAAGGAAAGATTAGGTTACACCAATCACAACAACTTATTTCAATTTGCAGATTCATTCAACTTTGAAAAAGCACTGAACTTCAGAAGTTCTATTACCAAAGCACTTTCAAATCACATTTACGATTTGATAATTTGCAATGACACTGAATCTGCCTTTGTGTGCCATCAAATGGGTTTGGGAAAATTAACAAAATTAGCTACATACGCACATGAGTGTGTAACTATAAACCCAGCATTGAAAGAAGGAGTGTTCAAAGACTGTTATTATGACTTAATTCAAAGTATGATGATTTTCCCAGATATCATAACTTTAATTCAAACCAATAAAAATTTAGACAAGCTTGAAGAAGTGATTCCTTACAATCACAACTGTTATGTACAACCGTACCCTTTAACAGATTCCACCCCCATTACTGGACTTGAGAAAGATGGCTTACTCTTTATAGGAAGACATGAAGATAGGAAGAATCCGGGTATGTATATTAAGTTATTGGCCGGTATTAAAGAGAAGTACGGTGTAGAGATCAAGGCAAAAGTTTTAACTCGTTCAGCACACGTTAAAAAGTTTGAAGCTGACTTTGCTAGTATAGGACATACTAATTATGAAATCAAAGCAGATGTGGTAGGTGAAGAAAAAGCAAAAATGATTCAATCTTCAAAAATGGCATTCATGCCATACAAAAATGAATCTTTTGGAATTGCTGTGTTAGAAGCTTTGCGATTCATGCCGACTATAGTACTATCTAAGTACAACTGGCATTACAACTTTCACAGTTTCTCTAATTTAATTCAATGTTCAGATAAAGAGTTAATTGAAACTGCTTGGAAAGCATACGAAAACTTTTCTGTCATTGAAAAAACTGTTGAGGATGAATTTGAAAATTATCAGTCTGAATTTAAAAAGAGTTTGATGCTGTTGTTACACGATTCTGTTGACGTGAAAGCTAAACAAGAACCTCGAAATCGTTTATATAACTATCTACAAGAAAACAAAGGTCATTGGAAATGCTTAGAGTCTTACTTTAAAACAGAAAATACAAAAAAATGTGTGTATTTGACATCTGATATTGAAACACTTTACACGGGTAAAGGATGGTTTGAAGTTTATCATACAGACTTGTATACATTTTTAGGAGTTCCTGACAATGGAAAGATTCAAATGGCAACTGTAACAAATAACACAAATACAACAGAATTACCTAGTTTTTTCGATTAGGGTTTTTTATATTTAATAAAATCAGTAAATTATATGAGTAAAATTATTTACGTTCCTTTGGAAAATCTTACACAGCGATATACCCGGATGATGAACGAAGCTATCTATCCATTAGTAGATGTTTCTTTGTATCCAACAGTAGAAGTTCCTGCTGAAATTAAGAAAGGACAGTTTTTAGACATTGTTAATACTTGCAAATTCAAAGCAGCTCAGCTGCAAATGATTGCAGATTTTTTCAATGATGGTAAAGTTGAAAATGGTGATATATTTTTAATCGGAGACATTTTCTTCCCTGGCATTGAAATGATTAAGTACATGTCTGAACTACAAGACATGGAAGTTAAAGTCTATGGCATTAACTATGCTGGCAGGGCGGACGAAACAGACTTTGTTCAAAAGCTTTCAGAATGGGCAGACTACTCAGAAGCTGGGTATCATTACATTTGTGATGGAATTTTTGTAGGAAGTGAACATCATAATGCAAATGTATGTGAATATTTCGAAATCAACCCAGATTGTGTACACACAACGGGCTATGTATGGGATTTGAAGTACATGAATTCATATAAAGATTTGATTGGTGTGGTAGAAAAAGAAGAATTTGTTATTTGGCCTCATAGGTGGTGTTCTGAAAAGGGAATAGATGAACTTTGTGAGTTTGCAAAATTGACTGATAAGAAAATTGTTGTAACTTCTTCAGGTCCTGTTAAAGACGTTGGTACAGTGCCTAGAAATATTGAATTCCGATTCAATTTAACCAAGTTGGAATATTTCACTTTGATGGCAAAGGCAAAATGGTATTTAAACACGGCCTATCAGGAGACGCAAGGATATACGATTTTAGAAGCAATATTTTTCAGATGTAATATACTAGTTCCGAACAGAGCTTGTTGTCCAGAGATGGTTCCACATATAAATGTGTACAATGATATTAAAGAAGTTGATAAAAAGTTCGACACTTTAGATTTGGCAGTGCCCATGATATGGACTGAACGTATACATAACAATGCTAAGACTATGATTGATATTATTAAAGGAAATGAATATAAACTATATAAAGATATATATTCAGAACCGATGTCGGAAGAGCAAAAAAAGAAAATTTCTGAAACTAAAAACAAACAAAAACCTGAAAGTTTAGAAAAATAATATGAAGAATTTATTAATAGCTATTCTTGTATTTATCGAATTAGTTTTTAGCATCGCAGTTGTCAGTTGTCGTAGTGCTAAGCCAATGACGTGCGAAGAATTGCACAAACAGAAACATATTAATTCATGTACTAAATTATAAAAATTGGCATATCAAAACGCATGTTACCAGAGAAGTAAAAATGTTGTGCACATCTGGGATGATAAGCACGGACATTTGCAAATACCATATAAAAAATATGCGTATAAACGAGTAGCACATGGAAAACACACTACTTTGGACGGCTACAAAGTAGAAAAAGTTTCTGATTGGGACGAATCTGACGAATCTAGAGGTCTTTTATATGAATCGGATGTCAATCCAGTTACAAGAACTTTGATTGACATGTATTATGAAACTGATGACATGTCTGATGGACATCGTGAACTGTTTTTTGATATAGAAGTGAACACTGAGGGAGGATATGCTAAACCGGAAGATCCATGGCAACCGATGACATCTGTATCATTTTACGACCGTGCTGGCAAAAGAAAAGTTGCTATAATTGTCGACAAAGACAATGTAATCAAACCATACACCGATGCTAATTTGATTTTAGAGGTTGTGACAAATGAAATGGATTTGATTAATAAGTTTTTAACTTACTATGTAGAAATACAGCCCACAATATTATCAGGATGGAACATTGACTTTTTCGATATTCCATACATGTACAACAGAATAGTAATAGTTGCTGGAAAGCAATTTGCAAATATGTTATCTCCGATCGGAGAGGTAGAATTCTTGAAAAATAGGAACATGTATAAAATTCAGGGAGTTACCAGTTACGATTACATGTATTTGTATAAGTTGTTTACTCAGAATGAAGAAGTTTCTTACACATTAGACGCTATATCTAAAAAAGAGCTAGGGCATGGCAAAATTCAATTTGAAGGTACTTTAGAACATTTGTATCGAACAGACATTGAAAAATATGTTGAATACAACGTCAATGACGTGAGTTTAGTTGTGGACTTAGAAGAAAAACTCAAGTACATTTCATTGGCTCGTGGTATTTGCCATAAAGGGCATGTAGCATACGATGAAATTTATCAAACTACTCGATATCTGGACGGAGCATGTTTAGTTTACATGAAACGTTTAGGCATTGTAGCCCCAAATCGTAAAAAACATCAGCATTCAGAGGACGGTGAAGAAGATTCCAATGAATTTGAAGGAGCATTTGTAAAAGATCCTATTCCAGGTTTGTATGAATGGACTTTTGACGAGGATATGGCAGCCCTGTATCCGAACGTAATGCGAACTTTGAACATTTCTCCAGAAACTAAAGTAGGTAGAATTGAAAATTGGAATGAAATCAAGCAAGATTTCTATGAAGACAATTTTACAAATGCAAATGCTAAACTTAAATCAGGTTCTAAACATCAATTGATTCCTGTATCCGAACTTCGTCAGGCTTTAACAGAAAGTCGATATTCAGTTACAAGTATAGGGGTGGTCTATGATTTGGATAAGAAAGGATTGGTTCCTTCTATTCTAGAAGCTTGGTCAAATGAACGTGAAGAATTCCGTGGATTGGCTAAGAAATACGCTTCTGATGGTAACCAAGAAATGGCAGAGTTCTTTGATAACCGTCAGCAAGTTGCGAAGAGAATGAACAACTCGTTGTACGGTGCTTTAGGAGCCCCAGGTTTTAGATTCCACGATCTAGACAATGCGGAATCGATTACACTTTGTGGTCAGGACATTGTAAAACATGCAATGTTCAAAGGCAATGAGTGGTTTACAAAACAGTTAGGTGTGGAAAAAGACTATGTAATTTATGTAGACACTGACTCAACGTTCTTTTCTGCAGCACCATTAATTAAAATGATGGAAGAAAGTTTCTCGAAAAAGTTATCGGACGCAGAAAAAGCAGATTTAACTTTTAAAACTTCGCAGGTAGTAGAAAATTACATCAATGCCAGTTGGGATTCTTTTGTAAAAGTTCGATTCAATGTACCTTCACACTTTTTCAACATCAAGCAAGAGTATGTCGCTTCTGCAGGCTTTTGGATTGCTCGTAAGCGCTACGCGCAGTTGATTATATCTGAAAAAGGAGTATCTATCAAAGACAAGACAAACGGATCTAAAGAATGGAAGTTGGATGTGAAAGGAATGGACGTTATTCGTTCAGACTTTCCTAAAGCATTCAGAGAATCAATGTCTGATATATTGATTAGTATATTACAGAAAGCTTCGAAAGAAACTATTGATGACAAAGTAATTGCCATACGAGAAGGAATAAAGACAGCTCCTTTGTTAGACATTATGTCTCCGACAGGTGTGAAAGATGTGAGTAAATGGAAAGTGAAGAAAGCAAAAGGCGAAGTATTCGCAAACAGAATTAAAGGAACTCCGATACATGTCAAGTCCGCATTGAATTACAATGATTTGCTCGATTATTACAAATGCAAACAATTACCAATAGCAGATGGCGAAAAAATTAAATGGGCGTATTTGAAAAGAAATGTGCTAGGTTTAGACACTTGTGCTCTGAAAGGCTTTGAAGATCCGGAAGAAATCGTTAAATTTATAACAGATAACATCGACTTTGAGAAGATATTTGAATCCAAGTTACAGAACAAGTTAGAAGACTTTTACAATGCATTGAATTATGGCCCAGTTCCTAAAGATAAAAACATCGAAGATTTCTTTTCATTCAGTTAATTAATATATGAACACAAAAACTGCTGTAATTGTTAAGCTACAGGTCGAGGGAATTCACAACTTCGCACTAGCTAAAAAAATGTTTCCACAAGTCGGATTTTTACAATTTCCGCACAGGCACATGTTTCACATAAAAGCTTCTAAAGAAGTTTTTCATGATGACAGAGATGTGGAATTTATCACGTTCAAACGTGATATCGTGAATTGGTTACATCACCACTATTACGATGCGTCTGAAGAACTTTTAGACTTCGGAGGAATGTCATGTGAAATGATAGCAAGAACTTTATTGGAATATTTCCATTGCGATTATGTTGAAGTCTGGGAAGACGATGAAAATGGAGCGAGGGTTGAGTGTATATGAGAACTGTGTATGTTGTAATAGATAAACTTCTTACTGAAGAAGACTCTTGGGAAACCAATTTAACTTCATTGCTACAAGGATATGTAGATGCTGCGCAAATCACAGACTTTCAAATTGAAGATGTACGAGAATTTGACAAAGTAAAGCCTTCATTTGAAAAGAAAGTGATTAAACCTAAAGACATTTTCATTTTCACAAATGCATGGACTACTTCAATTCAATACATTAAACATTGGTCGGAATTTTACAAAGTGCCAGTGACTATGTTAGGGTTTTGGTCTAAAGGTTGTTTCATCAATTCAGACCCAGATTTCCGACCTTTAAATGACAGATCTTGGAGAAAATTACATGAGACTACTAACATGAAGTGTTTGGACAAATCGTTTTTCTTAAACGATTGGTATAAAAATCAATTTCAAGATGAAATTTCAAGAGGGTCGAATCCAGACAAGTTACAAGTTTGTAAATTTCCTTTAGACTATTTGTCATTGGAACTTTCTTTAATTAAAGACAGTTACTACAAACAGAACATGGTGATTTTTCCATGGAGCAATTACAACAGCCTGCACGAGCAAATTGTATATGATTTCATCAGGGTCTTTAAAAAGTCGAAGATAATTTTTGCACAGGAAAATTCTCCAATGCAAAGAATTCCGTTGATGCATCAAATGTCTAAAGCAAAGGTAGCGTTTCTACCATATACATATCCAAATATAGGGCAGGAAATTTACGAATGTTTTCTTTTAGAAACTATACCCGTCGTACCCGATATAGATGGATTTAAAGAATTGGTACCAAAAGAATTTCGTTATCCGCCGGAGTGGACAGATTCAATATTCAATTATTGTAAATTTGCTCCGGATTTAACAGGTAAGATACAAACTATGTTGGATTCCTATGAAGAATTGAAACCATTGTTATTACAGCATCAGGAACGCTTGACAGAACACTATTTTGACTCTGAACAAATAATCAAAGAAATATTTGCATAATTCAATAGAATACTATATATTTATTTATGAATAACACAATTATTGACAATACTTTGCCAAAAAAACTCTGCTATTTCCCTTCGCTATCTGCAGGAGCGTATGCATCTCCAATTAAAAGGAAGGCTGAAGTATGCCCCGGAATCCCATATCGATTTTGGGAAGACGCTACCCCGGAAGAGTGGAGATATAAGTATTTCCTTTTAACTGCAGGCCACTTGTACAAAAAGCAAAATGTTCGTAAAGATTGGAATTTAGAAGATACTTTGGTATTCGGAGACTCCGGCGGTTTCCAAATTGCCACAGGAGCTTTGAAATGGGACATGAATTTGCGTGATCAAATATTCCATTGGTTAGAAGCCAACTCGGACATTGCTGCAAATATTGACATTCCTCCTCGAGTGATTTACGAAGGACACTTTCAAGAAGCTTTGGACATCAGTTTAGACAACTTCAAGTACTTTGAAAAGAAACAGTCCGGAAAGACTAAATTTTTGAATGTAGTGCAAGGTTCTAATCCGGCAGAGTTTGACCATTGGTACAAAACTGTGAAAGACATGGAATTTGGCGGTTGGTGCATTGGTTCGTCTAGAAGATTAGTAGACTTTATGTATATACTATCTAAGATGATTAAAGATGGTGAGTTTTTGAAACCATACAATACTTGGGTTCACTTGCTAGGTATATCCAAAGTATCAGACTTCTTCATTTTAGCACAGATACAAAAATGTATGAACTTGTATACTGGAAACAGAATTACTGTATCAACAGACTCCTCTTCTCCAGGTCAATATCCTGTCTTTGGCCAGGTAGTTTGGAGTCCGAATTGGAAAGATCAAGTATTCAATATGTTATACTTTCCTAAAGATGGTAGTAATATAGCTTACCCAGAAGGAGCGCATATACCTTCACTAATCAATCATCCAGGTGTAAAGTATTTTACGTATGACATTGTTAAAAATTGGTCAACAGAAGCTGTAACTCGCGCTACATATCACAATTTGTATATGTACATTTACACTGCAGAAAATGCAGAGAAGTTGATTAACAACTGTACAATGGAAGTATTAGTTGAACTTTTACCGAACGAATTAATTCAGGTATTGAAGTCAATTGAAGAAATGTTTAACTCTCCAGACCCTACAATGGTTTACGAAAGATATCGTTCTTACTACACTAAATTTGGAGGGGAGAACGTTGCAAACATTGCAAAAGATGTTGTTGAAAACTTCTTTGACTTTACTCCAGTGAGTAATGCACAACATGAAAAAGAATTAAAAAAGGCAGCAGTTGCTGCGGCAAAAGCAAATAAAATATAAAGAAATATTATGATTAAAGAATTGTATTTTAATGAAGATGCTAGAAGAGGCATCCAAGAAGGTGTTAGAAAATTAGCACAAGCGGTATCAGTGACACTAGGACCGAAAGGAAGAAATGTGGTTATCGGTAAAAAATTCGGTAATCCGGTAATCACCAAAGATGGTGTTTCAGTTGCAAAGGAAATCGAACTCACAGATTCACTGGAAAATATGGGTGCACAAATGGTGAAAGAAGTAGCTGCTAAAACTGCTGAATTGGCTGGCGATGGTACTACCACAGCTACAGTACTTGCTCAGTCAATATTGACTGCTGGGTTGAAGTCTGTTGCGACAGGTGCAAACCCAATTGAATTGAAAAGAGGCATTGATTATGCAGTGTCTGAAGTTATTAAATCGCTAAAAGAACAATCAGAATTAATTGACAATGACAAAATTGAACAAGTTGCGACTGTATCTGCTAATAATGATGGAGTTATTGGCAAACTCATTTCGGAAGCGGTAAAGGCAGTTGGCAAAGACGGTGTTATCACTGTTGAAGAAGCTAAAGGAACTGAAACTGAAATCAAGACTGTAGAAGGTATGCAGTTTGACCGCGGGTGGGTATCTCCATATTTCGTTACCAATTCAGAGAAATTGGAAGCTGTGATGGAAACTCCTTATATACTTTTGTATGACAAGAAAATTTCCACAATGAATGCACTACTTCCAATATTGGAAAAAGTAGTAGCTGCTGGAAGTCCATTGTTAATAATTGCAGAAGACGTAGACCAAGAAGCTTTGGCAACATTGGTGGTGAATCGTGTACGCGCTGGTTTGAATGTTTGTGCTGTGAAAGCACCCGCATTCGGAGACAAGAGAAAGGAAATGTTGAAAGACATAGCTGCTGTTACAGGTGGTACTGTTCTTTTCACCGAAGAAGGCTATGTTTTAGAAGAAGCTGGCATTGAGCATTTAGGTCAGGCGGCAAAGGTGGTAGTTGGTAAAGACTGTTGTACTATTGTCGACGGCGCGGGTGAGAAAGAAATCATCCTAGAAAGAGTTGCACAAATCAAAGCTCAGATTGAATCAAACAAATCTGACTATGAAATTGAAAAGCTTCAGGAGCGTTTGGCTAAATTAAGTGGCGGTGTTGCTGTTCTTAGCATAGGCGCTGTTTCAGAAGTGGAAATGAAAGAAAAGAAAGACCGCGTTGACGATGCACTTCATGCTACTCGCGCTGCTGTAGAAGAAGGTATTGTACCTGGAGGCGGTGTAGCATTGGTAAGGGCATCTGCATCTTTGATAACACCTGTTGGTATGTCTGATGATGAAAAAACAGGAATTCAAATTGTTAAGAGAGCGATTGAAGAACCACTTCGTCAAATTTGCATTAATGCGGGTATCGAGCCTTCAGTTATTGTAAGAGATGTGCAAACTGGAGAAAAAGACTATGGATACAATGCTCGTACAGGAATGTTCGTGAATATGATTGCCGCGGGCATTATAGATCCTACCAAAGTAACGAGAATAGCTTTGGAAAATGCTGCATCTGTAGCTTCAATGATATTGACAACTGAATGTGCAATAGTTCCAATTAAAGAGGAAGTAAAACAGACACAAGAAAATCAAGGATATTAATTTTGAATTGATAAAAGAAGTACATATATTTAAGTATAAATAAAAATTTATGAATAAAGCAAATTTAATCGGTTTCATTAATCGGTATTTCCTATCTGGCAATACAGACTCGGCCAAGTTAGAAGTTTCAGAAAAGAAGCTTTCTACAAAATTCATTTCCTCTGACCAAAACGTAATTGGCGAGGTCATTCTTAATGAATTTGATACTCCTGACGTAGAGTTAGGTGTGTATTCAACATCGCAGTTGGTTAAAATGCTAACTGCTTTGGATGATAAGATTGAAATTGCTTATGGTGAGGTAGATAAGAAAGTTTATTCAATGAACTTCAAAGACACTAACACCAATGTAACTTATATGCTAGCTGATTTGTCAGTCATCAAACAAGTTCCGAATTTGAAGACGTTGCCGGACTTCGATGTTCAAATTGAATTGAACAAAGAGTTTGCGAATAACTTTAAGAAGGCAGCAAATGCAATTCCAGACTCAGACAACTTCGGTGTTACTTGCGATGGTACTGATACGAAAATTATCATCAACCACTCAAGTGTGAATACAAATCGTATTGTGTTCAAGACAGAAGCTAAAAATTCTAAAGCAATGGACACAGTTTGTTTCTCAGCAAAGCTGTTCAAAGAAATTTTAAATGCAAACTCTGACGCGACAGGAATTTTAGAAGTATCTTCTAAAGGTCTTGCAAGAGTTGTGTTTACCAACACAGACTTCACATCTACTTATTACTTAGTTAAATTGACTATAGCATAATTAGAAACGGACTTTTTGACTATTGACGCCCATATTTATTATAAAGATAGATATGGGCGGAATTAGGTTAATTGACAAGAATTGTAATCGTTGCGGCATTTTGTATAAAGGGATACATAATCAACATTTATGTCAAGCATGTAAAGAAATTGGATTTGATAGAGTTTGCAAACATTGTGAATGTACATTCATTACAAAATATCGATATACTAATCATTGTAATGTTTGCAAAGATAACCTTCAGTGGAAACGTGGAAATTTCCCTGAAAGAGGTCTTTCAATATCAAAATCGAAAAAAGAGTTTTTTCAAACTGATCATGGAAAGCAAGTTGCTGCATTAGTCGGGGCGGCAAATTCGGTGAATATGAAACAGTATCTTCAGACTGAAGAAGGTATACAATCCTTAAAGCGTCGAGGAGAGAAAATATCGTTGACTATGAAGCGTAAAATTGCAGAAGGTACGTATACTCCGAAAATTACAAATTCATTTACTCATTGGGATGCTATAATTGATACGGGGTCTGAGATTAAAAAGTTTCGTAGTAGTTGGGAAGCTTGTATTTGGTATAGCAACCAAACTTGGCAGTATGAAAAAATACGAATCAAGTATATTGGTGGTGATGGAAAAGAACATGTATATATCGTCGATTTTTTCGATCCGATAAATAATATACTTTATGAAGTTAAGCCAGCTATACATGTTAAAGATAGCCTAAACAAAATGCTAGCAGCTCAAGAATATTGCCAATTAAATCAGATGCAATATATTTTGATATCTGAAAAGGATTTATTAAATTATATTAGTCCAGAAATTTTCTCTGGAGTAAATAAAAAACAATTAGAAAAATGTTTGAAGTAGATAACAGCGGGATTTGGGTTGAAAAATACCGACCCTCTACGTTAGATGGTTACGTCGGTAACCAACATATCATTGAAAAATGTAAAATTTGGTTAGAGCAAGGAGAAATACCGCACATATTGTTATATGGAACTGCGGGTACTGGAAAAACAACTCTAGCAAAGATATTAGCAAACTCCATCGACGCGACAATTATGTATCTAAATTGTTCCGATGAAAATTCAGTAGATACTGTTCGAGAAAAAATTAAGAGTTATGCATCGACAATGTCCTTTACTAGATGGAAGGTAATCATATGCGACGAGTTTGATTACATGACAGTAAATGGCCAAGCAGCGCTTCGTAATTTGATGGAGACGTTTTCTAAGACAACTCGTTTCATTTTAACGTGTAACTATGTAGAAAAGATCATCGATCCTATTCAGTCTCGCTGTCAGACGTTTGCAATCACACCTCCTACAAAAAAGGATGTAGCTATCAGAGTAAATGAAATACTTAAGGCAGAGGCTGTGACATACAATCCAGCCGACTTGGTGACTATTGTCAATGCCGGATATCCAGATATCAGGAGAATTTTAAATTCTTGTCAACGTCAAGTAGTTGCTGGTACTTTGAAGATAGACAAACAATCACTACTCGAGTCCAATTACATGGACAAAGTGATAGAGCTTCTAGCTTCTAAGCCAGAAAGAAAACAATTATTCACAAACATTAGACAGTTGATAGCCGACAGTGGTGTAAAAGATTATACATCTCTTTACAAGCACTTGTATGACAATTTAGAGTCTTTCGCGACAGGTCATATAGCAGGAGTAATACTTATTTTAGCAGAGTCTCAATACAAAGATACTTTTGTAGTAGATAAGGAAATACATATTGCATCAATGTTTATTCAAATTTTAAATGAAATATATGGTTAAGAAAATCTTAAATTGGTTAAGTCCATTAAATTGGTTCTTTGCAAAGAACGCTGATAAAATATCAGAAACAGACTATGCTAGATTGCAAAAGAATGCATTCTCAAAGCCTAGTCCAATTTTAAAGCCGGCATTGGAAAACAAATTGGTAGTTGTAACAGAACGACCTGTTACTGAAAAAGAAATGGTTGAAGATGAATTTTCAACTGTGAATTGGTCTCGCGTAACTGTAGAAGGCAAAAAGAAGCTTATTGCAATAGCGAAAGAAGATATTTTAATGCAAATTGAAAGTAGACCTGCTTTTCCATTGCCACTTAACACCTCTCATTAATTAATCATTAATACTTATATGCAAAAGACGGCTACAAAACAACAACAGCAGCAGCTTAAGCTAGATGTTAGAAAAACCACTCCTATAGTATGTGATACTGAAGGTTGTGGAAGCGAAGTATTCATTCCGGCAATGAAATTTCGCAGAGTACCTAAGCTTCTGACCGGTTCGAAGGAAGATCAAATTTTACCAGTATCCATATATATGTGTGTATCTTGCGGTTCAATACCAGCACAATTTGACTTAGATATAGAAGGATAATGGCAAAGGCAACGAAAACTAAAAAAACTTCAGTAGTTAAAGATACTGTTGATAAAGTTAAAGTTGCAACCATTTTTGACCATCTAGCAAATATTACAGATAAAAAAACTCCGTGGAGTGAATTATCTGAAATGGATAGGAAATCGTTTAGTCCCTTTATGATTAATCGATTTCTTTCCATGAATATAGACTTTATTGAGCTTGTAAATGAGTTGCAACAATATACTATCGGACAACTAACACCTGAACAAACTTATACTCTTTATTTGGAGCTGTTGCCTAAACAACGACAGTTCAATAAGTATATTAAAGGAAAGAAGGAAGGTAAGTACAGCTCAGACTTAGTCAATTTAGTTCGTAAACACTTCGATATTAGCCAGAAAGAAGCTCTCGAATATATTGACTTATATTTTGAAGACAGGCTAGAATCGCTTAAGGAAATTATAAAGAAATATGCGTACTCTGAAAAGGAAATCTCAGTGTTACTTAAGACTGAAAAATAATTACGATAATTCAGATAAATAAAAAACAAACTTTTAAAATATGAAAAAGATTAAGTATTACGTAGGAATTTTACCACAAGACCAGCCTAGATTCTGGGAATATGTATTCAATTTGAATGAAGATACTGATGCGATGTATCATGTACGAGTTGTTGGAGAGTTCGACGACCCGGGCGGATACTATTCATTTACTGTAGAAGGTACATGGGAGTCTTATAAGTGTTTTTTAAACGCTGTGAAGATGTCATTTGTTAAATCAGTCGAACATTTCGAACAAGATTAAAAATAAAATAGCAGTAGTATATATGGCAATTATCAGTTTATCAGGACGCATCGGAAGTGGAAAAGATACCGCAGCCGCGATAATACAACAAATTGCTCCATACCACAATTGGCAAGTGAAGAAGTTTGCTGGAAAACTCAAGCAAATTGCTTCGATACTAACAGGAATTCCTGTTGAAAAGTTTGAAAGTCAAGACTTTAAAAAGACTTTCCTTTCCAGTGAATGGGATACTGTTAAACTGGTTGGTAGCGGGCTTCGGCAAGATGGTTTTGATGGGGTGAAAACACCTGTAATCAATTCTATGTCAGTTCGAGATTTGCTACAGAAGTTAGGTACTGAAGCAATTCGCGATGGTCTACATAAAGATGTTTGGGTCAATGCACTTTTTTCCGAATATCGACCGTTAAATGATGAATCTAGAGTTTCGATGGGGAATGTTTTGGACTATTCAAATTGTAAATTTCCGAATTGGATAATAACCGATACTCGTTTTGAAAATGAATTACATGCTGTGAAAGCGCGTCAAGGAATTACCATTAAAATAGTGTGCGACTCCAATAATGAAATAGTAAATCAGCACAGTTCAGAAAATGCGTTGGACCACGTGAAAGACTGGGACTACATCATAAACAACGTCGGTGCTGTGGAAGAATTAAAACAAAAACTATATGAAATACTTTTAAAAGAATCCTTAATTCAGTCTCCAGTACTTTAGGTGAAATCAATTGATTTACTTATATTAAAAGTCTAATTATACTAATTATGGCAGTAAGTGCATTAGCAGAGTTATTCCGAGCCACAGCTCCTGATAAGAAACCTGGCGATAAAACTATATCATACAGTCAATTTGCAATGTGGTCCACGTGTCCTAGAAAGTGGAAACTTACGTATATAGATGGTAATAAATTTGGAAAACCTTCTGCGCACACAACGTTCGGAACTGCATTTCACGAGACCTTGCAATTTTATTTATGGACTATGTTCAAAAAGTCTGTTAAAGAAGCAGACAAAATCAATTTACCAGAACTTCTTCAAGAACAGTTAATTAACAATTACATGTTAGCTGTTCACGAACAATGCAATGGAGAACATTTTTCCAATCCACAAGAACTTCAAGAGTTTTATGAAGATGGTGTAGCGATTTTAGATTGGCTGAAAAAACATCGTAGTGCATATTTCACCAATCAAGGATATGAATTGGTGGCAATAGAAATGCCTTTGTATATACAGGCTTCTGACAAAAACGAATGCGTTATAATGAACGGGTTTTTAGACATTGTACTTCGTGAGATAGATACTGACAAAATAATTATTATTGACATTAAGACTTCGACTAGAGGTTGGAACGCAATTGCAAAGGCAGACAAGACCAAAGCTTCGCAGCTGGTTTTATACAAGTCTTATCTTGCAAAGCAATATGGCTACAATGAAGACAAGATAGAAATCAAGTATTTCATAGTCAAACGTAAGTTGATTGAAGGATTCATGTATCCACAAAAGCGCGTACAGATAGTAATACCGCCGTCTGGAAAGCCAACACGAAATAAACTATTACGAGATATAGAAAATTTTATAGAATCGGGGTTTAACGAGGATGGGACATATAAAATTGATGGAACATTTCCATCAATTTCTGGTGGTAACGGCATGCCAAATTGCAAATATTGTGAGTTTGCTAAATTAGAGGAGTTATGTCCAAAATCAAAAAGAATCTGTTAATGTATTACAATAAATTTAAAGTAATGGAAGTATTAGGTCACGATGATGACCTCGTAAAAATCGCGATTGTTGGTTCGCGCGAATACGAAAACAAAACAAAAATACGAGAAATGATATTTAAACTGAAACAAACTTTTGGAGACAAATTGGAAATTGTATCAGGAGGTTGTCTGCAAGGAGCGGACAGGTATGCGAAAAAGTATGCATTGGAAATGGGAGTGAAGTATAAAGAATTCAATCCTGCACATACCAACAAAAATTTATATTCAGGAATGCCTGAATCTTACTACGGTAAACCTTATCACGTATCACAACTGTTTCACAGGAATGAAATAATTGCAAAGTACTCGGATAAAATGATAGCATTCATAGATTCCACGGTCACTTCGAAAGGGTCTAAACATGCAGTTAGTATGGCACAAAAACATAAAAAACCAGTTGTAATAGTTAATGAAAAGGTTTAGCAAGTACAAGCAGTATATCATGTACCATTTGAAATGGCAAATTGGCATTGTAGTGTCTCTCCCATGTATGTACATCTTACACGATGTTTTACATTGGAACAATTTCTTTACCATTGTTGGATTTCAATTTATCGGGGCTTTGCTTTTTTGGAATGTAGATAAGTACATTTTCAAAAAAACCCTTGAAAAAGTATAGAATTTAAATCAGTTTATACTTGGTATTTAGATAAGAAATTACTATATTATAAATCTAAAAGAATTAAAGATTTAGTATTTCTATTTGAAATCTGTATTATTGAAAATAAAAAGATAAAAACAATTATATGAACAATTTAAATCAGTTACAAGGAGAACTCGGTCGTCAGATAAAAAGGAAGAAGATTCTTTTATTATCTGACGACCTTTGAGGCTACGAATGCATAGCGGCATCGCTACAATGTCCAGAGAGTTAGTTTTAAACACCGTTAAAGAATTTGATTGGGTGCAGTTAGGCGCTGCCATTACACATCCAGATCACGGCAAGGTATTTGATTTGTCACAGGAAATTCAAACAGTTACAAACACTCCAGAAGCCTCAGTTAAAATTTATGCACATAATGGATATGGCAACCAAGAAGTTCTGCGTGAACTAATTCAAATTGAAAGGCCGGACGTGATATTGCACTTCACAGATCCTAGATTTTGGGGCTGGCTGTATGCAATAGAACATGAAATCCGTCAAATTGTTCCATTGGCATATTATACAATATGGGATGATACTCCATATCCTAGGTGGAATCGGCCATTTTACGAGTCATGTGACTTGTTAATGTGTATATCTAAACAAACACACAACATTGTCAAGCAAGTTTTAAAGGATCGTAGCTACGCAGATTGGCAAGTTACTTACGTGCCTCACGGTGTCAATGACAAACAGTTTTTCCCGATGACTTCTGAAAATGAAGAGTGGAACGACTTTACAAAGTTTAAACAAGACCTAATCAAAGATTCCAAATTTGTTGTATTTTACAATGCTAGAAACGTTCGCCGTAAACATACTTCAGATTTAATACTCGCGTATAAACATTTTTGCGATACACTTTCTAAAGAAGAAGCTGCGAAATGTTTGCTACTTTTACATACAGATCCCATTGATGAAAATGGTACAGATTTATTTGCAGTGATTGCAGAAATGTGTCCTATGTATCCAATAAAATTCACTCCAACTAGATTGGTATCAGTTAAAGAGTTGAATTGGTTGTACAACTGTGCAGACGTTACTGCGAACATAGCTTCCAATGAAGGATTTGGTTTAGGTACCGCAGAGTCTGTGATGGCAGGCACTCCGATAGTAGTAAATGTTACCGGAGGTTTACAAGACCAGTGTGGATTTAAGAAGTCTGACGGTACGTACTTAACTGAAAAGGATTACACAGACGCAATGCCTACAAATGCAGAAAAGCATTATACGAATTGCGGAGAATGGGTAATACCAGTATTTCCCGCAGTAAGAACTTTGCAAGGTTCGCCCGCGACGCCGTACATTTATGATTCTATATGTGACCCTAAAGAAGCTGCAATTGCATTGCTAAAATGGTATAATATTTCTGACTCTGAACGTACGAGGCGTGGTTTATTGGGTAGAGAACATTTTATGAAACCAGAAGTTGGGCTGTCCGCGGAAAATATGGGCAATCGTATGATAAAAGACATTAATACAATGTTCGCTAATTGGAAACCTCGTACAAGATTTGAATTAATTAAAGCAATATAAATTATGGAAAATAATAAGCCAGTGCTGGTCATAGAATGCCCGTGTGGCACTAGGTCAGGATATGGGGAACGTTCAAGAGACTTAATAAGGGCGCTTATTGCAATTGACAAATACGATATCAAGATAGTCAGCACACGCTGGGGAAACACTCCAATGAGCGCTTTAACTGAAAAAGATGAAGACATTTATTCTAGGTTGTTAACGCAGAATTTAACACAGCAGCCAGATATTTACGTTCAGGTAACAATTCCCAGTGAATTCCGTAGAATGGGAAAATATAATATCGGAGTTACAGCGGGTATCGAAACTACTGTTTGTGACCCTTCTTGGTTAGAGGGTTGTAACAGGATGGATTTGGTTCTTGTATCATCTGCACATGCGAAAAATGTTTTTGAACAAACTACTTACGACAAACGAGACCAAAACAATCAAGTACTAGGTCAACTGAAATTAACTACTCCGGTAGAAGTTTTGTTTGAAGGTGTTCGTTTAGACAAGTTTAATAAGACTTACGTAGCAGATCCTGTAATGGATTCTTTCTTCAAAGGAGTTAAACAAGATTTCTGTTTTTTGTTTTGCGGGCACTGGCTTCAAGGAGAATTCGGGGAAGACAGGAAAAACGTTTCAGGATTGATTAAGACGTTTTTAGAATCTTTCAAAGGAAAGCAAACTGCGCCTGCTCTAATTTTAAAAGTATCAGGCGGTAATCCTTCAATAGTAGACAGAGACGACATTTTACGAAAAATTGAAGTAATTAAAAGTACTGTAGATTCTAAAATATTGCCTAGCATATATCTAGCTTACGGTGATTTTACAGACGAGGAAATGAATGCACTGTACAATCATCCAAAAGTCAAAGTACATATATCCTTTACCAAAGGTGAGGGTTATGGAAGACCGTTGGCAGAAGCTGCTGTGACAGCAAAGCCTATCATAGCGTCTAATTGGTCAGGCCACTTAGATTTTTTAAGTTCTGAAACTTCAGTGTTAGTAGATGGAACTTTAACAAACATTCACCCTTCTGCACAATGGAAAGGAGTTCTTAATGAAGGCAGCCAATGGTTCAGTATTGATTATGCCAAAGCCAGTGGTTTCATGAAAGACATGTTTAAAGATTACAAAACGTATGTAGAACGTTCTAGAAAGACGTATCATCATATGAAAACGAATTTTTCATTCGAAGCAATGAAAACCAAATTGTCAGAATATATGTCTCGAGTTCCAGAGTTTCCAAAAGCTGTGCAACTCAAACTTCCACAGTTGAAAAAGATTGAATTACCAAAACTTAAGAAAATAGAAAACAATGAAGCAAACTAAAATATCATATGCCGTTACTGTATGTAACGAATTTGAGGAAATACAACGTTTGCTAGAATTTTTACTAAAATACAAAAGGGATGTAGATGAAATAGTTGTACTATTTGATTCTAAAAACGGGGATACTAGGATTGAAGAGTATCTCCGTACTCATTCTGTAAATGTAGAATTTTCGTGGCATTCTGACAAGTTTGAAAATCATTTCGCTGATTGGAAAAATAAACTCACTTCTCTCTGCTCAGGGACGTATATCTATCAAATAGACGCTGACGAAGTTCCTAGTGAATATTTAATGTTGCATTTGCCAGAAATTTTAGATTCCAATCCAAACGTCGATGTGTATCTTGTTCCCAGAATCAATACAGTCGATGGTCTTACTCAAGCACACATTGAAAAATGGAGATGGCAAGTTAACGATGCGGGATGGGTAAACTTCCCAGATTTCCAAAATCGAATATATCGTAACAATCAAAAAATCCGATGGGTCAATAAAGTGCACGAATCTTTAAATGGCTTCGATGTTTACTCAGCATTACCAGCTATGGAACAATATTGTTTATCTCACCCTAAGACGATCGCTCGTCAAGAAAGACAAAATAACTATTATGACACACTTTAGTCCGTTAACATTTTGCATTTCTACATATAACAATTTGCCGTATTTAAAATTGGTAATTGCGTCTGTAAGGAAAAATAGTCATTTCAAAGATGCTCCTTTCATTATACATGCAGAGAATTGTACAGACGGCACTGACATTTGGCTTAAAGAAAATAAAGATTTATATAAACTAGATGTGTATACCGAGCACAATGCAATTCCTGTAGGAATTGGCGGTGGCATGAACTTCTGCGCTGACAAAGTAGAAACGGAATACATAATGTTTTTGCATTCAGACTTTTACGTTACGAAAGATTGGGATGTAGAGTTACTGCGGCTACAAGAGAAATACCCAGATGAAAAATTATGGGTGAATTCATATAGAATAGAACCTAACACTTTCAATTCAGCTCCTAGACACGGAACTACATTTGTTCCATTAGACTGGTTTGGAGCATATCATGATGATTTTAATACTTACGAGTTTGAAAAATGGGTAGAAGAGTTTAAACAATTAAACACTGAATACGAAGTACCTAAAGGGGAAGGAGTTTCAGGATTGGTGAAAAAATCGGTGTGGGATGAAGTCGGCGGAAACGATCCTAGATTCGCGCCTACATCATGGGACGACATGGATTTGTTTTTAAGAATGTTACAGCACGGAGTAAGATTTATTTTACCAATAACTTCAGTAGTTTGGCATTTTGGTGCGAGAGGTTCGCATAGGTTGGAAGAGAACAATGGCAAAACTTCTGCAAGACAAAAAGAGTCTGAAGAAAAAAATGTTATGAGATGGTTGGATAAGTGGGGAGAATTTCCTATATTTAATGAGTTCGGAATGATAACACAATATAATCAATAATAAAATCTTATGACAATAGAACAAAAATACCAAGAGAAGTGTTCAACACCTTCAGACATTAATGAAAATTTACCAATACTTAAAAAATATGCATCTGAATGTAGTCATGTTACAGAAATGGGTGTTAGAAGTATTGTATCAACTTGGGCACTGTTAGCAGCAAAACCTAAACAAGTAGTATCAATTGATTTAATTCATCCTTCAGTATATGGAGGTAATTTAGAAGAAGTAGAAGCAATAACTAAAGAAGAAGGAATTGATTTTACTTTTATAGAAGGTAACACTTTGAAAATTGATATTGATCAAACAGATTTTCTTTTTATAGATACATTGCATAGCTATATTCATTTAATTACTGAATTGAGAAGATTTAATAAAAAAGTGAATAAATACATTGCATTACATGATACAGAAACTTTTGCATTCAGAGATGAAGATGGAATTGTAGTTAATGATTCTAGAATGGATGAAGTTAATAAAATGCTTAATATTGAAAAAGCAGGCCTTTGGAATGCAGTTCTTGACTTTTTAGATGAATGCCCAGAATGGGAAGTAGCTGAAAAAGCTACTAATAACAATGGAATGACTGTTTTAAGAAGAAAAATATGAAACACAGAAGTGATTTAATCAATTATTTAATACAAAAAAATAACTTTAAACGTTATTTAGAACTAGGAGTTTCTTTTGGAGAATGTATTGATTTAATTGATATAGAGATTAAAGATGGAGTAGACCCTATGCCAAATAGCGATGCTGTTAATTATGCTATGACATCTGATGAATTTTTTGAGCAGATACCTTCAACTCAAAAATATGATATAATTTTTATAGACGGATGGCATCAATTTGAGCAAGTTATAAAAGATGTTAATAATTCATTAGATCATTTATCTGAAAGCGGAATTATTTTATTACATGATTGTAATCCTGAATCTGAAGAGTTAGCTTCTAGAAATCCTAATGGCGGTGCTTGGACAGGAGATGTTTGGAAAGCAATATTACATTTTAGAAGTTCAAATTCTAAAATCAATGTAAATGTCGTTGATACTGATTATGGAGTAGGTATTGTAACAAAAGGAACTCAAAAATTATATTCTAAACCTGTAAAGTTTGATGACTTATTAGAATGTGAATATAGCGTTTTAGCAAACGACAGAAAAAATTTATTAAACTTAATATCTGTAGACGAGTTTACTCAGTTATATTAATATGATACAGTGCGTAGGAAAACATACTTATGGAGTTGAAGACATAAAGTTTCATTCATGGGGAGAAGGATCAAATATACAAATAGGAAGCTTTTGTTCTATTGCAGGAGGATGCTTAATATTATTAGGAGGTAATCATAGAGTAGATAGAATTTCAACATATCCATTTGGTCATATTCATAAACATATCTTTAATCATAGTGGAGAAGGTCATCCTACTTCAAACGGAAATGTTATAATTGGCAATGATGTTTGGATTGGATTAAATGTAACTATTATGAGTGGAGTAACAATAGGAGACGGTGCAGTTATAGCTGCTAATTCTCACGTTACTAAAAATGTAGACCCTTACACGATTGTAGGTGGTAATCCAGCCAAAGCATTAAAGAAAAGATTTTCAGATGAAGTAATAGACAAATTACTTGAAGTTCGATGGTGGGATTGGCCTGATGAAGTTATTAATGCAAATTTGCATTTAATATGCACAGACAACCCACAAAATATTTTAAATTATTCAAAAACTAACTAAAATGACACAAAACACAGATTACAAATATACAGTGCTTATACCTTATTTAAGCACAATTAACGGAGTACCAAATAGATGTATTGATATGTGTAAAGAATATCTTTACAAAAATTCTACATATCCTTTTGAATTATTAGAAGCTGTTGATTATCCAGATTATTATTTAGCAGTTAATGATAATTTCATGAAAGCTAGCACAGACATAGTAATATTATTTAATGATGATATGTTTGTTGAGCCAGGTTGGGATGAATTATATGTAAAACATACAAAACCAAAATCAGTAGTATCTGGATATTTAGTTGAATCAGGTAGAATTGAAGTTGGCGGAGGAGCTATTGAATTTGATTGTGGTAGAGAACCAGAAAATTTTGATTATAACAAATTTATTGAATTTAGTAAATCATACAAAGAAGCAAATAACATACCAGAGTCATTACCAATTTTAGGTCACGCAGCACCTTGTGCATTACATAAAGACTCTTGGATTCCATTTGAAATCATTCCTGGAATGTTAAATAATTCATCAGGTGTGGATGGAGATTATTTCTTTAATGTATTACCTAATGCAGGATTCACATACAATAAAATTAATTCTTTTGTGTATCATATTCAAAGTTTCACTTCAAAACCAAATTAATGTCTTCACCAAATATTAAATTTTCAATAGTTATTCCATACCTAAGCAGTAGCAAAACTATTGCAAAATGTAAACACTTTTTAGAAAAATACACAACTAATGAATATGAATTAGTTGAGATTGTAGATAGCACAGATGTGTATGATGCATTTAATTCAGGTGTGTATGCCGCTACTTCAGATAAAGTTATTTTATTAAATGATGATATGTATGTATCTCCGGGCTGGGATGAATTGTATATAAAATATCATGAGCCAAATTTAATATTAACAGGGTTTTTAGTTGAGCCAGGTTTTGTTCCAGTAGCAAGTGAAAATATTTGTGAAAATTTTGGAATGGACCCAGATAGTTTTGATGAAGATGGATTTGTAAGTTTTGCAAAACAATTTTCAGAAAACGATGAAATTACTTACGATGCAAAAGGCTGGTTTATGCCTATCATGTTTAATAAAAATACTTTTATACCTTATCCTAATGAGATTAAGTATCCGTATCCAAACGACATTACATTGATAAAAGAAATACTTCCAGCTAATAATTTTAAATTTGCTCAAGTTAATAGTATAGTGTATCATCTTCAAAATTTTAGTAATAGATCATGAAATTAACTTCTATATTACAATACAGCACATTAGATTTTAGATTTCTTAAAGTAAATTTAGATCAATTAGTTAAATGCAGTGATGAAATCATTGTAGTTATGTGTGATCATTTTTTTAATGGAGAACCTGAAAATCAAGAATTATTAGAAGAGTCTATTAAAATAATTGCAGAAACTCCTAACTGCGCAGGTTATATATTTGAATGGGAAGGAGAAAAAGATAATACAGGATATTATCATAATTTAAGCAGAGAGATTGGCACTCGAATGAGTTCTGGAGATTGGCTATTATTTGTAGACGGAGATGAAATTGTAGATGATACATTTAAAGAATGGTTTGACACAACAGCAAAGCATACAGACACTACATATTGGATGACCTGCTATTGGTATTTTAGAGAACCAACTTATCAAGCAAAACCTTTTGAAGGTTGCGGGTTGTTAATAAAACGATCAAAATGTAATTGGAACATTAATGTTCGAGATGAAAGACAGCAATTTCATAATATTAGTAATTTCATTCATGGATGGCACGTTCCAATTTTAGCAGAAGGAAAGCCTATGGTACATCATTATTCATGGGTTAGAACTAAAGAAGAAATGCTTAAAAAAGTTCATAACTGGGGTCATAAAAATGATACTAATTGGTCTGATTTAGTAGAGGAAGAATTTAGTAGACCATTTTCAGGCACTGACTTTGTGCATGGCTATGAATATAATATTGTAGAAAATAAATTTAATTTATAATGGATAACCAAACAAAAATAAAAGTATTTGTAAGACATTGCAACTTTTCTTCTAATTCAGCTAGTAAGATAAGGCCAGATTGGTTTACAACAGAAAAATGCTGGAACAACCTTAATAGCACTGCTGACGATAATACAAGTATAACTGTTTTATTTGATGGCACTCCTAACGAAAGTCATTTCTTATATAACAAAGATATTGACATTGTATGTATGGAAGGCGGCAGTGATGGTCATTCATTTTTAAATTTATTAAAATATGTTAATAATCTAAATATAGAAGATGATACAATTTTATATTTTCTAGAAGATGATTTCTATCATAGAGAAGGATGGACAAATATCTTAAGAGAAGGATTTCAATATATTGGAGTAGATTATATAACATTGTATGATCATTCTGATAAGTATGATGATTCCATGTATGGAGATTTGCAGAGTAAGATACTAGTAACTCCTTCTATCCATTGGAGAACGACTCCTTCAACAACTAATACATATGCGATGTTAGCTCAAACACTTCGCAAACATTATAATTTACATTTAGAATATTGTGATTTGAATAAAGGATTCACTCACGATCATGCTAAATTTACTAGACTATGGCAAGAAGGATCAAGTTTGATATCATGTATGCCAGGTTACTCAACTCACTGCGAATCAAAATATATGTCACCTACAATTAATTGGAATAATGTTAATAGCAACTCTTAATCATAATCTGCCTCAATGGACAGATAACTTAGTAAATCAATTACAAAAAGATCCTTTATTCAAAGAATGTGAATTAATTGTAGTTGACAATGGCTCTAAAGAACCTTTGGCTAAATCGACTACACATCAATTAGAAGAAAATATATTCTTTGGTGGAGGCTTCAATGTAGTTTTAGATTATTTTCTTACTACCGACCACGACTATCTTTATTTTTTAAATAATGATTTAGTATTTCATGGTCCTTCATTTCTTACTACTTCTCTTAAAGAAGCTAAAGAATCAGATGCCGCAGTTTACTCCCCTTCAGTTATTAATGCCTCTATTGATCAATGTCATTGGAAACAAATGTGGAACTGGGGACAAGGATTAAGAGAAGTAAAATGGGTAGACTTTCAATGTCCTTTAATTAGAAGAGATGTATTAGAAAAAATTAAATCATATCCTAATGAATTAATGTATGGATGGGGTTTAGATTTTTATACAGGTTGTATTACAGAGCAAAATAATTTAAAAACTATAGTGTCTGATACAAATACTATTACACATATGAACTCATTGACATTCAAAGAAAATAAAATTGACATTGGGGTTTCTGAATTTTGTAGAAATGCGGAGGTAAATATGTATAACTATTTTAGGAATTCTGAAATGGAATCCTTATATTTAGATTTACGAAAATTTGGAGAAAATTATAATGCAATCAAATAGTATGTTTTTAAATATAGTTACGCCATGTAGCCGGCCGGCGAACCTTCATACAATAGCTAGCACAATTACAATTCCTAAAGAAAACTATAGATGGATTGTTGTATTTGATATGGATGAACTTCCAGACCCTATGTATATTCCTGAAAATTGTGAATGTCATTTACATAGAGATTCTAAAAGTATAGCAGGACATGCACAAAGAAATTTTGCAGCAAAATTAATTGACAAAGGTCATATATATCAAAACGATGACGATACGGCATTGCATCCTGAATTATGGGACAGCATTAAAGATTTAGGTCATGCTGATATGATTACATTTGCACAATTAGATACAATGGGGTATGTTAGATTGATAGGAGATGTAGTTGAGTTGAAAAAAGTAGATAGTCATAACTTCATTGTATCAAAAGAGTTAGTAGGTGATTTAGAATGGCAAATTGAAAGATATGATGCTGATGGATTGTTTGCAACGGATTGTGCAAAAAGAAGTACTTCTAAAGTTTATATACCAAAAATATTATCAATTTATAACTGGTTAAGAATATGATAACATGTAGATTTAATGGTAGGTTAGGAAATAACTTATTTCAAATGGCAGCTATATTATCATTAGCAAAAGAAAATAATTGGGAGGTAATGTTTGATCATACTACTTGGGCAGGTCATAGAGGAGAAATTCCTTTAGACTTATCTATGTTTGATTATAAATTTAACAGAGGAGAATATCAAGCTGCTAATGCATATAATGAAATTGCATTTAACTACAATAAAATATTAATTTCAGACGATACTAGAATATCAGGATTTTATCAATCTTGGAAGTATTTTGATAACATCAAAGATGATATATTAAATACTTATTATACGCCTTCGTTACCAATACAAAACAATTTAGCTAAGTACAATATATCCGAAAACTCTTTAGGAATTTCAGTTCGCAGAGAAGATTATATCATGCTTCAACATAATCATTGTGTGCTATCTTTAGAATACTATCAAAATGCTATTGATAAATATTTTCAAAACAATGTCGATTCAATATATATATTTTCAGATGATATTGAATGGTGTAAAACTGTATTTGGTGCGGATGTAACCTACGTAACCGAAAATGTAGGTACTCAATTATTTTTAATGTGTAAAATGAAGCATTTAATATTATCAAATAGCACATTTGCTTGGTGGGGGGCGTATTTAAACCAATGTAATGGAATTATAGTAGCACCGAATCCATGGTTCGGCCCCTACAACGTATCCAAAGATACTAGTGACTTATATTACCCGACTTGGAAAATAGAATCGCATATCGTAAAAACAGTTTAATGATTAGAATAGTACAATACATACAACCATGGGAAATTGATGATTTCGAAAGACAAATTAATCAATTGATTAAATCTTCATATAATATTGAAAATCCGAAAAATATTATTATTGATGTTACTTTAAATTTGGAAATAGTAGATTGGGTAGCTAGCAAAATGCCTAAAGAATATTTCATTGATAAATTTAATGCATTATGTAAACGAGCACAGACTAGATATTCTGTTGAATATGATATGGATGTTAATATACAAGGGGTGACTGATAAAAGAAGATCGGCAGAATCTAAAGAACAGGATTATATTATTTGGTTAGACTCGGATGTATTTTTCCCCACAACAGTGTTGCCATACATGGTTTTAGCTACTAAAAATATTGACTCTGAATATTTTATTTTATCGCCGCAATTAATTAGATACTGGGATATGAGTTGGGATGTATTAACTAATAAAAAATATTTATCTGAGCCATTTAACCACAGAGATTCTTTCGAGTCATTTAGTTTAGATGTTAATTGCAGCGATAATGAAACTAAGATAGTAGCTAATTTAGAACGAATTAAATTCGGCGGCGGCTGGTTTAATTTATTTTCAAATTCAGTATTTAAAAAAATACCATTGCCAAAGGATTTAGGATCTTACGGTCCCGACGACACGTATATTGCTGAGTGTGCTGTTAGAAGTCATGTAATACAATACATATTAGAAGGTCAGATAGTTACTGAAGTAGGTAAGTTGTATCAGACCAATTACATCAAACCTTTTTTAAATGTTAAAATTCAAGATAAACAAAAAATAAGCAATAGTCAACTAGTAGATTTAATTAATTCTTTTATTCTGAAAAATCAAAAGAATTAATTAAATTTAAGAAATTATTAAAGTATGATATCACTAATAATACCAAGTTACAATAATCTAAAACACCTTAAAAATGCGTATGCTTCGATCAAGAAACATGCTCCAAGTGCGGAAATCGTTTTGCTAGACGATGCGTCAACAGACGGGACATGGGATTGGATTACAGAAATTTCTGAGACAGATAATAAAATTATAAAAATACGTTGTGGTACCAGAGTAGGTCACACAATATTATATGATGTTGGCATACGCGCAGCAACGAACGAAATCGTTGGAATTTTACATGCGGATATGATACTGGGGCCTTTATATGTGGAAAACATGATAAAGCATTTACGGCGTGGTAAAGTAGTGTGTGCAACCCGTATAGAGCCGCCGCTGCATCCTGAAGGAAGAGAAAAGATAATTAAAGACTTTGGAATGGACTTTGACAGTTTAAGTATCAAAGCTTTTGAAACTTACTGTGAATTAGCACAGGCCGAATTCAAAGATACGACTTCCAGGGGCATGTTCGCTCCATGGATTATTTACAAATCTGATTTTGAAGCTATAGGTGGGCACGATCCTTTATTTGCGCCATTTCCATACGAGGATTCGGATATATTCCAAAGATGGATATTAGCTGGATATGAGTTAGTACAGTCGCGCGACGCTTTTGTATATCATTTAACTTGCCGAGGTCATAGGTGGAATGATAAAGTTGGTGTGGACGACTCTTACTACAAATGGGCTTCTCATATCGCTTCTAGGAATTATATTCGTAAATGGGGAACTTGGATTAAAAATGACGAGTATCAATATCCAATTATTACACCGAAGTATAACATAGCCTATGTAGTTGAGAGTTGCGAAGATTATGCTTTATTGCAGCATTTAGAACCATGGTGTGATAGAATTTATATCGACAATAAGATGGGATATATAGAAGCTGAACAGCCAAAAACAAGTTTTGATTTATCGAAAAGGGTTCTTTATATTAATCAAAATGATCCACACGGTGAAAATGATATTGTAGTAGAGTTTGATGCGAAACAATTAACACAGCAGTCTATAGCAATACTTCAACAGCTTCCAGAAATCATTACAGAATCTAATTCAACGGGAGTGTTTGAATTAGATTGTTTCAGAATAACAATAAATTCATTGCAAACTTACGAACACAATTTAATTCACATATAATTCAGGCAACAGACAAGAATAAACGAATGAGCCAATACTTTATCCTTCTCCCAGGCGACACTGAAAAAGACTGCATCAAAGATTGCAATCGTCTAGGTGAGTCTTCATTTAATACATTTTATGCAGAACAGGGTTTGAAAGCTTTGATGAAAATAGTTGAACAACGACCAGAACTTTTACCAGACACTGTTATTATGAACGATAGAAAACAGAAACTAACTGTAGAAGAGTTTCTTCAGGAAATACAACAAATGCGTGTTTTACAAAATTAATTTATTCAATCCGGTTCATTTCCGTGATTTTTCATGACAAGATATTTATTAATAAACCTATTTGTAAGTGAAAAAGACTTTGAAATTAGAAACCGACTTATTGAAAGTATCCGAGCCGTACGGTATCCTTGTTGGAGATACTGTGAGAAATATCGATTCACAGTGTCCACACTATCGTTCTGTAGGTAAGGTAGTCGGAGTGGATTTCGATGGCAACATCACTTATCAAGTCTCCAATCAAGGAGCAACTTTCAAACCGGGAGACCATTTAATTAAAGATTTAACACAGTTAATGAAAATCTTTGCACACACTCCTATGCCAGGATATGGAATGGCTTCCAATGAAAGTGTGATAAAAGAGTGTGTGATTGCAAAGCTATCCGTAGATGGTAAAACTATTTTGGCAAAGAACCGAGACCGAGGCTACAAAGCTAAAATTGAACTTGTGCATGAATTAATTGATGGAGTTGAAGTTGTGTACTTACACGACAAATTAACTGATTGGTCTGAAGGAATGAATGAATATGGCATTGGCATAGTCAATGCTTCTTTGCAAGTTGAGTTTGATGAAAAGGAGGGTGACTTGGCCAAACAAAACATTGATAAAGGTAAAGCTCCAAAAGTATCACACGATGGTTTGAAAATTCGAACTGCATTGTCTAAAAAGAGATTATCAGACGTAATTCGGTCTGTAGTTAATTTTGTAGGTAAAGATATGAAGGATGTAGGTGTTAAAGGACAAACTATCGTATCTAGTAAAAAACATTCATTTATTATTGAAATGACTTCGAAACATCTTCCGGTTATTAAAACGATAAAACCTGAAGATGTTTTGGTACGTACTAACCACGGCATTGAATATCCTGGCACCGGCTACACGTCGGGTGTGAAGCGAGCTTCTTCAGTATCTAGAATGGATATCGCGAAAAAAGAATTGGAAAAAGTAAAAGATGAAAATGCTGTTCTGGATACACTTTCCAAACAATATACCAAAGACAATTTCCTTAACCCATATCGCAGAAAAAACAAATACAACATGGAAACGACATCACAACTCATGATGAATTTAAATGATTTAGAGGTTCATCTTCGTTGGGATATTGATTTCTCTGAGTTTGATGGAATTGTTGATAGATTGCCAAAAGGACACACTCCGAAAATAAAAATATTTGTCAAAAAGACAGACTAATTTTTGGTTAATTCAAAAATTTACATTAATATTAAGTTATGTACGTAGAAATAAATGATGTCATTACCTAGCATGAACGCTCTGGCTACGCCAATAGTCAGAGCTTTTTTATGTCGAAATAGCATTAACCCCAACACAAAACACATTCTGCGAAATAAAAATATTTGTCAGAAAGGCAAATTGTGTGTTTGTTGGCGTAAACACTGCAATTACATAGTTTCGAAAAATTAAATTTGGTAGATTGAATTTAATTCCTTAATATTAAGGATAAATAAAAAGATATGACACAGTATAAATTAACTGATGAATCCGTTGAATATAACGGTAGAAAACTTTACCGTATTGAATTAATCGAAGATTGCTGTTGGGGTATAGCAGGGACAAAAGGGGGGTTTATTGAGAAGTTAGATAATCTAACTAATAACGGTTGGGTATCTGGTAACGCTCGGGTATCTGGTAACGCTCAGGTATCTGGTGATGCTCGGGTATCTGATGATGCTCTGGTATCTGGTAACGCTCGGGTATCTGGCGATGCTCTGGTATATGATAACGCTCGGGTATATGGCGATGCTCTGGTATATGATAACGCTCGGGTATATGGTGATGCTCTGGTATATGATAACGCTCAGGGATCTGGCGATGCTCTGGTATATGGTAACGCTCAGGTATATGGTAACGCTCAAGTATCTGGCGATGCTCGGGTATCTGGTAACGCTCAAATTGAACTAACTTCTGATTATATGACAATTTCATCTTTGGGTGCAACAAATAGAACCATTACTATTACATTTTCAGATAAAATGATTGTTGCTGGTTGTTTCAGAGGAACCTTAGATGAATTTGAAACGGCCGTTAATACCAAATATCAAGGTAAAGGTAATTATTACCCAACTATCGAATATATAAAAACATTGTTTAACATGAAAAATTAGGTAGATTTTTCAGCGTAAAAATATACAATGTAGAAAAACAAAAGAATTGTCTTCATTGGTCACCTTGCACATTTTAGCGACGGCCTGGTTGTTCAATCAGGGTTCGATGATTACATTCCTCACACATACTAAAAACTAAAATAATGACAAAGAATAAATCAAACTTCGCATTTCCGCTTGCTATAGCTGGAACACATGACCAACTCAAGTTAATGGTTGAAAAGCTGATAAGCTTGGGGTATCAGTGGAGGAGAAACGACCCATATTGGGATAATAACTGCTCAGACATAGCGACTTGTTTTGATAATGTTATAGGGAAACTCGGTTGGGAAACTGAAAAGATCCATATAGCAACTAATTTTGATAATGTTATAGGGAAACTCGGTTTAGTTCATTTTTTTCACGCTGGATACAATGACCGTCACGTTATATCACTCTCCAATGACTCCGAAGCCTGCATACTAGCATTAGCCGCTGCAAGGGCTGATGGGGTTTATTGTGATGGGGAGTGGGCGTGGAATATTGACGAGAATGAACTTCAAAAATGCGTTGGGCTTATAGGGATGATGCCAGAACAAAATGAATGTTTTCGCCGCCCCACCTTTGAAGAAATTGTAAACCACTTCGCGGCTAAGGAACAGCCTGTAGCTGAACCAGCCCCACAACCTACACTACTTGACCGTATAAAGTCTGGAGAGGTAAAGAAGGTGGTGAGTGATAAATGGGGTGTAAGTGAAATAATAAATACAAAGGGGACTAATACATACCCAATTCAAGTGCTTTTCCCATATGAATATCAATGGAAAACTTATACAGAACACGGCGCTTACGACATTAATACGTCTGTCTCAAAATTCAACATCCGTCCATACGTTGAAGAAAAACCATTCCTCATGGAATCAAACCCAACTGGTGAAGATGCTAAAACCTACTACGAAGCGGCAAAGTTGACAGAAGCCACGTTGCAGGCCGAAATTGACAGAATGAAAAAAGAAATGGCCGATATGCTCGTTACACAGCAACAGGCCGCTAACAATTGGGCTGAAAGGGAATCAGCCCTTGTAGGAACAATCAACGAATTGTGCGATGAGTGCGCGCAGCTACACGCCAGTTTCCAAAACGCAAATTTGGAAAGTGAAAAGCTGAAAAAAGAAATGTTCGCAATGTTGACAATTCAATTTATTGAAAAAGAAGTGTTGCCGGGCTTGCCATTAACTACCGTTAATGACGGGATTACCAATGAGCAGCTATTGGAAGTACTGATTGACAGGGTTTCTTTTCTTAACGCAAAGTTTCCATGCAAAGAAAACGCTTGCTGCATAACCCACATGCAAGAAGCCCTAATGTGGCTGGAAAAGCGTACAACAAAAGGATTAACCTTCATGCTTTGCATAGGTAACAATGGGGGATTATACGCTCGGTGCAGTAAAAGATACTGGCGTATTTGCCTATGGCGAATAGCCTTTACTCTTTACTTCACCGATTTTGAAGCAGAAGTACGCAACGCAATTTTAGGTTCTAAAAATAATGGAATATGATAAACCAAAACAGCCTGAGAGTGGGCAATGTATTGGAGTTTGAAGGAAGGTATGTAGAGGTAAAAACTATTGACCCTGCGCATGTATACACAGTAATTGAAAATGGGGAGCAACATAAGACATGTACTATTGGGATTAATGACGATAAAATATTTGGAGGAATTGGAAGAAGATGGGCAAGTAAGTTCAACCCAATTCCCCTCACGCCAGAATTGCTGGTGAAGTTGGGAGCAACGGAAACCGAAACACCAGTAAGGAACATCTATTCTTTGGCATTGCCAATTCAAGATTGCGATGTAATGACTTATATAAGCTGTTGGGAAGGTTTTACTGGTATTGGCCAACACGCGGTTAATATTAATGATTGGAATGGGGTTGTTTTACCACTTTCAATCCAATACCTCCACGACCTTCAAAACCTGTACTACTGCCTAAGTGGTGGTGTAGAACTTGACGTTACTAATCTTTTAAAATCAGAGCAATGAACCA